GGAGGAACAGACAGTGGCCACCACCCCTCTGCTGATCACCGACGACGACGACACGCGCCGTGAGGTCCTCGCCGCGGCCCGGGTCGCCAACGTGGACATCGAGACCGCGACGACCACACGAGGTGAGAACGCGCTGCATCGCCTGATCTGCGGCCAGGCCTGGCGCCCGTTGGTGCTCGGTGCCGACGTGGTTCCGCGGGTCGATCCTTTCCTCGAGGTCACTCACGACGTGATCGTGACCGGCACCGTCGCGCGCGACGTGTACAGCGCGGCGAGGAAGGTCCAGGGGACCATCACCGTCACGATCCTGGTCCTACCGTCGGCCGCCAAGACGCTGGCCCAGATTCTCGCGGCGAACGCCCAGATGAAGGCCGCCGCCTGATTCCCCGTCCAACTTCGGGGTGCGCTCGGCCGTCCTGGCGCACCCCGATCCGCTACCCCCGGGAGGCTCACCCGTGACAGCACCGGAACCTATAGATCTGGAGGTTGCCGACCTCATCGAGTGGTGGGACTGGGAGCAGCAGCGGAGCAGCAACAAGATACCGATCGACTGGATCGCGCAGCTTCCGCCCGACCAGCAGCAGGAGCGGCGGAAGCAGGCGTACGCCATCGTCGAGAGGTTGGGTCCCGACAAGGCGCGGGAGCTGCGCGACAGGGTGTACGCCCGGCTGGGCGTCTGATCTTCACCCGTTAGGCGGGCCAGGAGTTGCTCCTGGCCCGTTTTCGTGTGCTACGGTAGCAGTGTGTGTGCGGGCGAGCGACCCGCACGGATGGGAGGTACAACGACAATGACAATCACCGTCGAGGCCACTTATGTGGTGCTTGACGACGAGGCTCTGGAGCCAACCGTGACTCGCTACGACATCGACGCGCTGCGCGACGCGCTGGCCACGGCCAGCGGGATCGACGACCCCGTGCGGCGCGCCATCGAACTGGAGATGGTCGCCTGCCGGGCGCACGTGTTGCGGGACCGCCTCGTTGACGAGCGCAACGTCGTCGCCGCGTACCTCGTGCACCGGGCAGGTTGGCCGCTGAGCCGGGTCGGCCGGATCATCGGTGTCGGCCCGCGCGACCGCGCGGCCTTCGAGCGGGCCGTCCTTCGGAACCCCCAGCCCAAGCGGGTTCCGAAGGCAGAGGAGCGGCTCACCGACCTAGTTGAGCTGTCGGCTGGCGTGCACCGTGTTTGGTCCGAGGCGCTCGAGGCCGCGGCACGCGCCTGGGAGGCGTCGCGGCACACCCCGACCCCGCCGGACGACCTGCCGGACGCCCCCGACGAGCGGCTCGCCCACATTCGGGAGCGGATCGCCTCCACGAAGGCGGAGCTCGCCGAGGTGACCGGCGAGCGGAACGCTGTCGCCCGGGCGGTCATCGAGCACTGGGGCTGGCCGGTCGAGCCGGTCCGGCGGATCGCCGGCACCGGGCGGGACCGAACCCTCGCGGCCGAGCCGGCTCCCAAGCGGCCCAACCTGGACCGGCGGCTCGCCGACCTCTCCATCCGGGCCCGGGAGCTGCGTGACCGTATCGAGGACCTGAACGAGGCGCAGCGGCTGACCGTCCGCCACGCCAAGCGGCAACGCTACCGGCCGGCCGAGGTCCCTAACATCGAGGCGCTCTCCGAGCAGGTCGAGACGGCGCTCGCGACGGGCCGGGGAAAGGTTCCGGCACGGTCCGCTCTGCGGAAGGCGCGTGCGGAGGTCCGCGAGACTATCTACCAGGCCGCCGCGGTGCTTCACCTCACGTATGGGTGGTCACTCGCTGAGCTGCAGGCCGTCATCGGGCCGGCCAGCCGTAACACGGTGACCCTCTCGCGGAACATCGCCAAGGTGGGTGTGCCAGCTCGAATGAGCCGGCCCGAGGCCGAGGCTCTGCTCCGCGAGCGGGTGGAGCTGCACCGGCAGCTGCTCGACTTGCAGGCGCGGCTGCGGGGTGCGCGGTAGTCCGCGCACGACACGCCGAGCAGAAGTTGCTCCAGGTCTCTGGCCGGTTTCGTGCCTAGCTTCGGTACCCGAACGATCGCACCGACCGATTCGGGAGGCAGAGTGGCAGGAGACGAGACCGCGATCGCGGTCGACACGTCGGGCCCGGACACCGCCGCGCAGGAGTACGCCTCGAGCGGCGAGACGGACCCGGCGCCGGAGGCCAGCGACTCGGCGGTCAGCTCGGGCGACAGCACGGACGAGTCCGCCGAGCAGGCTGGCAGCTCGGAGGGCCCGGCCGAGGCTGGTGACACCAAGGAGGAGGGCAGCCAGGAGGCATAGCGGCCAAGGTGGGAAGGGGCTAACCCCGGCACTGCACGGTGCCGGGGTTTCTTCATGACTAGGCTTGCATAGCCTCCCGACCACAACTATCATTGTTGTGCGCGGGTGAGCGACCCGCACTGGTTTCCTTGACAACTCAATCGTCGCCCCATCGCCCCAGGTGCAGTCCAACGGGCCTCGAGCGCGCGAACGGCACGAGCCGCGACCGCAGCGCCGACCCAAAAGGGCTACCGCAGCACGTCGCTGGTCGCGGGGGCCAGCGAAAGCGCGAGCCCCGGACGCCAGGACGCACCTGGCCTCACATCGGAGGAGGGACCGATGGAGAAGAAGCAGCAGGGGGGCAAGAAGAAGCTCAGTCGGCTGGATCTCGCCGCAGAGATCCTGAGCTACGTCTCCGGCTTCGCGATCATGGGGTATGGCCTCTTCATCTCCCGCGCCCACATCACCCATATCGGGCATTGGTTAGGCCTACCCGGTTACCAGGCGGAAACCCTATTCATTTTCATCGACTTCGTGGCCGTGTACGGCAAGCTGCTGACGTTCACGCGCCACGCCCGCCGGTACGGGTTCTGGGTGATGATCTTCGGCTTCGCGATGTCCACCGCCTGCAACGTCGGCTCGGGCCTCATCGACGGAGCCTGGGGAGTAGCGGGTTACGGCCTGTTCCTAGTCGTCGTGATCCTGGTGGTGGAGACCGGCGTTTCCATGATCAGGGGCCGTCGACCCAAACGCCGGCGGCAGAAGAAGCGCGCGGAGCAAACCGCCCAGCCTCGGATGACGCCAGCGGCGCAAAGGATCGCGGCCAGCAGCAAGACGAGGACGCGGCGGCCACGCAAGGCGCCCGTCGCTCCCAAGATCGACGACATCGCCCCCAAGAGCCCGGTGGTCGGCCCGGCTGCCCCGGCCGCCCCGGTCAACGGCACCTACGCTGGTGCACAGGCGTAACAGGCTCGGTCGGACCTGGCGGTCCGGCTGAACGCCAGGCACGCCGAGGAGGGCCATCCCGTTCAGCCGGCGGGGTGGCCCTCTTTTCATGCCTGCCGGCAGGGGCCCGGACCTTAGCCGGGGCTGGTGCGGATGATGGCCGGCATGCCGGCGATCCTGGTGCCCCGATACGAGGTGAAGATCCGCCGGCCGTGGAACGCCCTGCTGCACCCCCGCGGGCCCGACGGACGGTTCATCGACGTCCCCGATGCCCCGCGGAGCAGTGGCGGCCGTGGCCGACGATCGGCGAGCCCGTCAGGCCCTGGGCCGGTCCCAGGACAGCAGCAGCCTGGCAGGCCGTCGGGCCAGCAGCAGCCTAGGGTGACGACTCACATCATGGTTCGTGGCCGAGACCTTGGCCGGGACGTGGACATCACCGAGGCCCTCGAGGCGGTCAAGGAGCACTCGACGCCCAACTCCAGGCTGGTGGCTGCGTACGCGCACCTGCAGGGTTTCGACGGCCCGCCGCGGGTGGGCACGGCAGCAGACCTGGATGCGGAGATCGAGGCCGGCGGCATCGAGCTGTGGCGCGGTATCCACCAGCGCGGCCGGGATGGGCAGACCCTATCCCGCCGGGAGAAGCGGAAGATCTCTCTGCAGCAGGCCGAGCAGTTCCGCACTGGCCCGGCCTACTACGGCGAGGGCACCCACGGCAACGGCATCTACACCGGCATGAACCGGGAGAAGGTCAGTGCGTGGGCCCAGCCCGACATGGGCGGGGTGATGATCCGCATGGTCCTGCACCGCGACGCTGTGATCGCATCGGGGCTGGAGATGGCCCGGCTGGCTCGGGAGGAGTACGAGCAGACGGGGGTGTTCATCGACCCCGGGGCGCTGGCTGCGCGGCTCGGCTACGACGCGATGCACGTCGAGGGCCGCGACTACATCGTGATCTTCAACCGGACCGCGGTGATCGTTGAGAAGGCCTAACGGCGGTACGGCGTTGGTTACGATGCCAGACCGATCGACAAGCGTGAAGGAGGCCAGCCGTGGCTGAGGATGACCCCGAGATCAGCCGAGCGTGCGCCCGCGCCGTCAACGTCATGCAGCTGCTGCCCGGCGACCCCGAGTTCGACGAGCTCCTCCGGGCCGCGGACGAGGCCGAGACCGTCGACGACCTACCCGACTGGATCCGCAACCCGAAGCCGCGGACCCGACCTCGAGGTGGCCAGCCAGCGCAGCAGAACGCCGGCGAGGAGCCCAGGAATCAGCCGGCCGACGAAGGCCGTACCGCGGACACGAGCTCCGGGGCGAAGGCACCGGCGAAGAAGCCCGCGAAGCGGAGCGGCCGTGAGGAGGACCCGGCCAGGGCGGGCCAGCCGAACGCCTACTACGCCGGCTAGTGATCTTGCGCCACTGACGATCATCGTGGTATCATATGTGTGTGCGGGTGAGCGACCCGCACAGGAGGGAGATCGCCACGATGAGCTACCGTCGCCGCAAGACCGCAGCCGACATCGCCGCCCGGCGCCAGCAGATCGCCGACCTCAAGGCAAGGCTCGAGCAGTACGAGGCGGAGCTGAGCGAGGCCGAGATCGCGGTCATCACCGCCCGGTTCGACGGCTACTCGATGCGGAACGCTCTGCTGATCGCGATGCAGATGCCGACCGCCACCGACGTCGACGGGTACAAGGCCTGGCAGAAGCGGGGTCGGCAGGTCCGCAAGGGTGAGCAGGGCATCCTGATCTTCGCCCCCGCCGGTCAGACGGAGCCCGTCACCGACGATGAGGGGAACGTCGTCGAGGAAGGGCGCATGCGCTACCGGGTGGCCTACGTGTTCGACATCTCCCAGACGGACGAGATCGCCGAGCGGAAGGCCGCCTGACGCCCCAGGCCCCCGATCCACAAAGGTCGGGGGCCTCTCGCTGTTCGTACGCAAGTCCCCTCTGGTCGGCATCATCCGGCCGTGCTCCTGACGCCGCGGTACACCGTCAAGCGCTTCAACCCGAACCAGCCGCGCCACCCCGCCGGCACGATCATCGGAGGCATCGCCGTCGGCGGCCGCTGGGCTCGGGTCCTGGGCCGCGCCCTTCGTTCGCGGCGTTGGCCGGGAGGGTCTGCAGCGTCGGCGCCGGCCGCGCCCGATCCGCTGGCGCTCGTTCGCTCCCGGGCCCGGGAGAGGGCCCAGGAGCTGCTCGAGCAGGTGCGGGACTACCACCGGCGGCGTCAGGCCGGCGAGAGCCAGATTGAGCTCGAGCGGATCAGGGTTCGGATCGGTGACACGACCGGCGTGAAGCTCCGCCTGCTCGATGAGGTCGGCCTGGACGACGGTGAGGTCACGCCGCAGGTGCTAGCCCGGCTGATGGCGTCGGGTGGCGACTGGGACTACTGGATTCCAGCACGGGAGATCCGCCGCGCTGCCTTCGAGCTCGCCGGTTTCGACACAGAAGGGCGCGAGGCGGATGTACACGTCTCCCACGACGAGGCCCCGGGGGCTCGCGTCGGCTTCAGCGTGACGCGGAACCTAAACGTCCCAGAGCTTCGACGCATGCAGGCCTACGTGCTGATGAGCGGCGTTCGCGACGCGCCTCGTGTGCCCGAGCTGTACCGCGGGGTCGACCTGATGGGCATGGGTCTGCCGGCTGTCTTCAAGGAAGGCGCCTTCATCGACCTGCCGCTCGCGTCGTTCGGCACCCGTGCGGACGTTGTTGCCCGATACGGAACCGACGTGACGTTCGTGGTCCGGGACGCCAAGGCGGTCCGGGGTGGGCAACTGGACGCGCCCGATGACCTCCCGGCCGGCGAATACACCCAGTTCATGGAGCGCTACGACCCGCGGGAGTACGTCACCGGGGGTAGGTTCCGCATTGTGCGCGTCGAGAAGACCTCAGCGGAGGATGGCGACCGCTACCTGATCGAGCTCGAGCAGGTCGGCGTGTATGACCCCGACACGGGCCAGCTGGTCGAAACCAAGGCGGCCGACGACCGTCGTAAGCCGAAGGTCCCGGACTACGACTGGATGTTCGACGGGTCGCTGGCGGCCGCGCAGCGCAGCCGCAGACGGGGCCGCTGACCTCGACGTAAACGGAGCGGCCAGCGGATCATCCGGCCGTGCTCCTGACGCCGCGGTACACCGTCAAACGCTTCAACCCCAACCAGCCGCGCCACCCCGCCGGCACCATCATCGGCGGCATCGCCGTCGGCGGCCGCTGGGCGGCCATCCTCGGCGGCTCATCGGCCAGGCCGCGGCGGTCCAGCAGCGCGGCTCGGACGACCACGCGACGGTCGGCGCCACGGTCAACGAGACGTACCCGCCCAGCAGGCCTTCCGGAAGGCGCGGTAACCCTGCCGCGGAACCTCACCGGTGGCATGACCGGTGTGTACGGGGTTCGTCGGGAGACCCCGGCGCGGAACCAATGGGGGCCTGCCAGGGAGAGTCACGACATCTACGTGGGCTCCACCAGGGTGGGAGCCATCCACCGCTGGAGCTTCGGGTGGTCCGTTGAGGACGCCGACGGGCAGTGGCTGCAGGTCAACGGCCCGAACAGGCTGAAAGCCTCCGCGGTTCAAACGGTGCTGGCCCACCACCAGCGGATGCAGGACCGCGCGGCCCGCCAGGCGGCGACGTCCGTGCCGGAGGTGACGCTCACCCCGTGGTCCTGGCCCGCTCCTGAGCGGTCCGCGTTCCGGGTCACGCAGGGCGAACGCAACCTGGGCATCGTCGTTGACACCCCGGCCGGGCGGTGGCTTGCGCTTGCCCCGGATGGCCGGATCGTGCGTTCCCCGGGTGCCGCAGCTGCTGTCGACGACCGCGACAGCGCGATCCGGCTGCTAATGGACGCAGCAGCCGGTGAATCCGCACCGAGCACAAGGACGCCGCCGGCTACCAGGGCAGTCCGCGCTCCCGCCATGGCCGGCGTGTACGACGTCTACGCCGGCCCGAGCGCTAGATCCGGCGGCGGGGAGTACGTGGGCCAGGTGGTGCGTCAGCGAGGCTCGACGGGATGGGAGGCGTACGCCCTTCCACCTGCGGGTGAGCCCGGCATCCGGGTGCCTGGCGGACCGTTCCGCACACGCCAGGCCGCAATGGATGCCCTGGCGTTGTTCGCCGAGGAACAGGCCCGCCGGCGGGCGCGGCAAACCCCACCGACGCCGACACCACGGCTTAGAACGTCGAGGGTCACGGTCCGGGAGCCGGCCGCTCCCACGGTCGCAGCACCGGACCCGTCCATGCTCCTCAACCGTAGGACCCGGCCGCTGAATGAGCTCATCGCTACCGCGTCGACCCAGGAAGAGCAGGCCGTGCAGGGCATCCGCATGGGTGTCGAGGGAACGTACGGCGATCTGCGGCTGGAGGTCGACCGCGCCACCGTGGCGCGTGGCAGTGACGGCCGGGCCAGCGGGCTTTCATTCGACGCGAGCGTCTACGACGCCACTGGTCGGCGGGTCGGCCACGCCGAAGCGCGGATCGACCGCGATCCGTTCACCGGCGAACTCGTTGCCTACCACTCCTACCTGCGCCTCGAGCCGAACGTGCGGGGGACGGGGTTCGCCCACGGCCTCATGGCAAACCTCTTCGACTGGTACCGGCGCTCGGGTGTTACCAGGGTCCGCCTCCACGCCAACATCGACGTGGGCGGCTACACATGGGCCACCCAGGGATTCGAGTTCGAGAACGAGGCCGCCGCTGATTCGTTCCTCAGATGGGCACGCACCAGGGTCGAGGCCGCACGGAACGCACCCCCGGCGGGGCTGACTCGTCAGCAGATGGACGAGCTGCTCGACTACATTGACGACATGCTCGCCGGTCGACGCCCGGCAAGCGCCCCGGAGATCGCCCGATTCGGCCGCCAGGAAGGCCAAGGCGGTCGGAACGCGATCTGGCCAGGCAAGTGGCTGATGCTGGGCTCGAGCTGGCGCGGCGTCCTGTACCTGTAAAGCCCATCGATGCAACTGGTACACTTAGGACATGGCGGTGAGACTTCTTCCCGTCGACGAGCGGGTACGGCGCGCCCGAGAGATGCAGGCGCTCCACAGCCAGTGGATCGCTGAGCAGCTCACCGCCGGCGTAGACGGCCCCGTGCCTGATGACCGAACGAACCGGGAATCGTCCGACTACAACCTGCACGCGACGATGATGGACGCCCCCGCCGAGGCGCAGGACCGGTTCTTCCGGCGCCTCAACGAGATCCTCAGCGACGGGCCCGCCACCGACTAGGAGCGGGCCCGAGCCGTAAGGCGGTCCAGGCGGGCATGATCCCGCCGTGCCCGTGCTGCTCTTCCCCGGCCTCGAGGTCAAGTACCGGCCCGACCAGCCGCGCATCCCACGCGGCATGCCCGGCGCTGGCCGCTGGGTGAGGATCGGGGGCCCACGGCTGTCGCTGCCCCAGACGAGGGCGCTCCGGTCGCTCGCCTCCGGCGGCAGCGGTGGCCGGCCAGCAACGATCCGGGCCCTGAGCCGCCGCGGGCTCATCAGGCAGAGGCCGGACGGTGGGTGGGAGCTCACCGACGCCGGCCGCGAAGCTCTCGGCACGACCGGCCCGTCGTCGGCGCTCGAGCAGGTCCGCACCGACACCGCCCGCGAGGTCGTTGGCCTGGCCTCCCAGGTCGAGGAGGACATCGCCAAGGGCGCCTCGGACCGAGCGGTGCTGCACCGGGTCCGGTCCCACATGCGCCGGCTGCGCCTCGAGCCAACCGGCACCGGCAGCGCGGTCTCCTACACGTGGCGGCAGCCCGACCAGGACCTGCCGATCACGCCGACGGTCGGGCGGGTGCACGACGTCAACACCCGCACCGAGATCGAGCAGGTCGCTGCGGGCACGCTCGCCGCGATCGCCACCCAGGTGGAGGCGATGGTCAGCGCCGGCGAGCCCCGGGACTCGATCGTCGCCGAGGTTCGTCGGCTCATGTCCCAGGCCGGATTCGAGCCCATCGCCCAGCCCGGCGAGCGGGTCATGTTCGACCCGAGCGAGCACACCCCGATCGGATCGATCGCCCGCGGCCGTACCGCCCAGGTGATCCGCCCCGGATACCGCTGGCAGCTGCCCGACGGCACCGTCGTCGTGCTCGAGAAGCCGACGGTGCTCGCGTAGTTCACGCCTGAGTCACAAGCCCTTTCGGGCATGCACGATCCCCGCGTGCTGCTCGTGCCCCGATTCGAGGTCAAACGGTTTCGCCCGGACCAGCTGCGTTGGGCCGCCGGCACGATCATCGGCGGGATCTCCGTCGGTGGGCGGTGGGCACCGGAGCACGGCAGGGGCGGCCGTGGTCGGCGCCGATCACAGTCGGCGGGAGCCATCAACGACCCTGACATCGCTACATCTGCCCAGCTGGCCCGTGAGCTGGGCGTCACCCGCGCGGCCATCACCAACTGGGCGGCCCGGCACCCGGACTTCCCCAAGCGGATCGACAGCCCATCCGCATCCGTCATGTACCGCCGCTCTGAGGTCCTCGCGTGGCTCGATCGGCGGCAGCAGGCGCAACGCGAGGCGCGTGAGCGCCAGGCCCAAGCCGAGCGGGAGAAGCGTGAGCGGCGGGAACGGCGCGAGCAGCTCGGGCTGCTCCGCCCGGGCCAGTCCAGGCCGGCGGAGGTCAACCCTCCCACGGAGGGCCGGGACCCGGACGACGAGGTGTACGCCGCCGACATCGCCCGCGAGCTCGGCGTCAGGCCATCCGCCGTGTCCAACTGGGCGGCCCGGCACCCGGACTTCCCGAAGCCCATCGACTACCGCAACGGGCGGGCGGTCTACTCCCGCCGGGCCGTACGTGAGTGGTTCGAGCGGCGGCGCAACCCTGGCGGCGCTCAGGACGACACGGCCCCCGAGCGAGGCGAAGAATCGGGCGGGGAGCAGCCGCGCCGAGCGCTGCTGGACACCTTGTCGTCCGCTCCGGAGTCGTTCGGCGCGGAAAGCCCAGGGCTGCGGCAGTGGGCGACCGACCATCTGCAGTACAGCGACCCGGCGGGGGAGCGGTCGGAGATCCGCAGCACCTACGTCAGCGGCACCGGCAGCTTCCGCATCGGCGGCATCACCGGCGACTTCTACATCGACGAGCAGTGGGCCGGGTCATGGAGCATCCAGCTCAAGACCAACGGCGAGGAGCTGCGCGCCGAGGTCGACGGCATCTCCGTCCGCGACCAGTTCCGTGGCCGCGGCATCGCGCGGCGGTGGGTCGAGCGGCTGGAAGTCGTACTCCGGGACGAGGGCGTCGAGGAGATCACCCTTCTCGACTCGTCGCGTGGCTTCTGGGAGCGCATGGGCTATCGGCGCCGCCCGGACGGCGTGACTTCCAAGCGCCTTACCGGCGACGGACGGGCTACGAATCGGACTGACCCCTGAGCCGCCCGCTGGCGAGCGAACAAACGTGGCCAGGTTGATCCGCTTTTACCGGTCGTTCGGATTCGTGTCAAATACCGGCCGAAATCGCGACCCTCGTATCTGGGAGTCAATGCGCAGGGAGCCGCAACGATCGCAGTAAATTGCACCCGTGCACGAGTTACGGGACTGTCTTCGCCAACTGCTCGAGCTTGACCAGCGGCTCGACCACAAGCCCGATGCCGGAACCTCAACCGAATGGGCGTTGCGAAACAAGCTCGTCATCCGATCGGTCGAGCTGGCGCTCGCCGCCGGCCTGCGGGCCGGATACGGCCACGACCGGAAGTTCCGCGACTTCTCGGTGGTTGCCTACATCGACCTGCCCACGGGCCAGGTGTCCTGGCATCTGCCCACCGGGACACCGCCGTCGCCGCCCTACGACGGCGAGTGGGACGGCCACAGCCACGACGAAAAAGCCATGCGGATTACGGTGTTTCTCGCCCAAAAGAAGAGCCCCCCGGCATAGCCGGAGGGCTCTCGCGTCAGGCGGGTCCGGTGTACCGGTATGGGCTCGCGGCCGCCAGCTGATTCCGGTCCAGGCCGTACCGCTGGGCGGAGTGATCCACCGGTTCCTCACTTCATCCTCATGCGGGTCGCTCGCCCGCACACATTGATGATACCAGATCTTGATGTGGCGCGCGTACCGACATCTCAGGGCAGACTGTGCAGGGAAGGGAGGCACAAGGTGCGGCGTGAACTGCGGGTGGTCAGCACCGGAGAGGCGATCGGGGCGGTGGTCCGCGACGGCGAGGAGCGTCGGCTGGAGGGCGATGCGGAGATGGTGCTCGCTCACCGCATCCGGCAGCTGAACGGCGACGTCGCCAAGGTGGTCGACGAGGTGATGCAGGGCGGCTGGTCGAACGGCTACCTCGCGTTCTACCCGATCCCGCCCGAGTCGCCGTTGTCGTAGGCCACAAGCCCTGCACGGGGGGCACCATGCTGCCCGTGCCCGTGCTGCTCACCCCTAGATTCGAGGCCAAGCGGTTCAACCCGCTGCAGCCGCGTTGGCCCTCCGGCGCCATCATCGGCGGCATCTCGGTCGGCGGCCGGTGGCGGCCCGCCGCACGGAGCTTCGCCGCGGCCGCCCGCCCTCGTGGTGGCGGATCGAGCAGCAGCGGTGACCGGGCGGCCTCGGCGAGGCGGTGGCTGGAGTCGTACCGGGAACGCCAGGAGAAGCTCCGGCAGCTGGCCGCCCGTACCGACTACCACCGGATCGCGCTCGGCGGTGGGAACATCGCCCACGTCGAGCGGCGCGTCTTCCCCTCCTCGTCACCGGAGGCGGCCGCGGCCAGGCGGTCGGCTCGGTCGATCGAAGAATGGACCGCCGGCAGCGAGTCCATCGTGGTGAAGGAGTACGGGCCGACGCCGGCTGGGGTGAGGGAAGCCGAGCGGGAAGAGCTGGGTGCCTTGGTCCTCGATGCGCTCGACACCGGTGTGCCAGTCGCTGTCTCCGGTGATCGGCCAGGCACCGTCTACATGGAGTACGTCGAGGGCACCCACTGGCGGTTCCTTCCGTGGCGGCAGGAAGGCTGGGCCGCTGAACCCGTCGGGGTGCGGCTCGGCATCGCTGACCTGCTCACCGCGGAAGGTGACCGGCACCCCCTCAACATCATGCGGACTCCGGACGGTCGCACGGTCCCCATCGATCAGGGTGGCTCGTTCGGGGTCGGCCCGGAGGTCGGGATCGACGAGGTACTGCGGCGGCAGCGCTACGAGGAGTTCCCCGGCCTGCGCGGCAACGCCTCACCGTTCGCGTTGTACCTCACCGAGGTCAACCGTGAGGGTCGCTGGGGGGAAGTCATCGCTGGCGCCGGCATCGACCTGGACGAAGTGGAGGCCAGACTCCGGCTCCTCGAGCCCGAGTTCGAGCGGCGCGGCCGGCAAGACTGGTACGCCAGCATGATGGCCCGGCTCGCGGAGATCCGGGCCCGGGCCGGTCAGGACCGGCCGGCCGGCGGGCCACCGCCGGGCGCCGTCCGCCGCGCGGACCTCGCCCGGGCTCTCGGTGTGCAGCCCGAGCAGCTTGCTGCCTGGTCGCGCGAGCCGGGCTTCCCTGGGCCCGTCGCTGAGGTGGACGGGGTGTTCTACTACGACCCGGAGCAGATCCGGGCGTGGCTGGCGCTCGAGCCCGGCCACCCCGGCAGGGTGGCCCTCAAGGCGCCCGGCCGCCAGGAGGACCTCGCCAAGACCGTCAGCGACGCCGCCCAGATCCTCGGCATCAACCGGGAGCTGCTCCGGCAGTGGATCGTCCAGTTCGACGACTTCCCCGAGCCGGTCGGCACCGACCGGGGAGTGCCGCTCTACCGGCCGGCCGACATCCGGGCCTGGCACGCACGCCACCAGATCGGAGGAGACGGCGCAACGGCGCGCTGACGGCCTGCCGCTACCGGCGCTCACCCGCACCTGTCGAACGGGGCTTTGGCCCGCCCTTGCGGGCGGGCAGCCCGGCGGCCCTCGCGAGCCGACGGACGTACGTCGCCGAGAACCCTGACGCCTCCACGATCTCGCTCACGTCGTCGCTGTGTCGCAGGGCCCGAACGACCGCCGCTGTCAGCCGGTCCTGCGCCTCCTTCATCGTGCGGGCGACAGCCTCGTAGTGCCGGCGAGCGGCCGTCAGCTCATCCAAGGCGGCGGACCGCAGCGCCCGCTGGACGAGATCATCTTGGCCTTCGGACATGATCAAGACTGTACCAACAAGACATCGAACAAACACAGTGGCGACACGCCGTGTCGCCACTGTGTTTCTAGGTGCCGCTAAATCACAGTTTCGTGGCGTAGACTGGCCCTGTGAGCACTACAAACCACCCTCCGTTCATGGACCTCGACCCGGCTCAGATCGGCGAAGTGCTCCTTCGACTCGGGCCCCTGTCGGCGTCGTTGGGCCACGTTGACCCGCGGAACACCGCTCGCGACTACCTGCGACCCAGCGCTGGTCCCGAGTCGGGCCTGACACCCGAGGCACAGGCCGTCATCGATCTAATGACGGCCTCCACCGAGGCGATCTGTGATCGCTGGTTCGGCGGTGTTGATCATGCGAGACTGCTCGCATCCCACAGCGCGGCCGGTGCACTTGGATGAGCGAACGAAGGCAGCACGATCTGGCGCTGTTCAGCCTGCGCGCGGGCTTCCATGTCGGCTTCACCGGCCCCCGGTCCGGCATGACGCCCTACCAGCGTGACCGACTCCGTGCGCGGTTGGCTGAGCTGCAGGCTGAGCACGGTGAGGTGGTGTTCCACTACGGCCAGGCCGTTGGGGCGGACGACGAGGCTGGCGCGATCGCGCACGACCTCGGCTGCCGGATCATCTCGCACCCGTCCGACCGGGCGGCGTTCACAGCAGCGGTTGTCCCTGGGGCCGAGGTACGGGAGCCGAAGCCCCCTCTCGTACGGAACCGCCACATCGTGCACGAGAGCAACGTCCTGCTCGCCACCCCGCGCACCCTCGAACAGGAGCTGAGGTCTGGCACGTGGGCCACCATCCGGTACGCACGCAAGGTCGGCGTGCCGGTAGAGCTGATCGATCCACTACCGTAGTGAGATGCGGGTGAGCGACCCGCACACGGATGGAGGATCTACATGCCGACAATCACTCGTCGCGAGGGGCACCGCGACGTCGCCGTTCGACCCGCACGAATCGTGGGCACTCTGACGTCGCCGTACCCCGGGTACGAGGAGCTGCAGGCCGCAGCCGAGGCGTCGATACGGGCCGATGGCGGCTTCGTTGACCCCGCGAAGCTGCGCCGTTTCGAGGAGCTGCGCCGGCCATATGACTGGCGAGTCGCGGTGCTCGGCCACGACCCGGGGCTGCGGCCGTCTCTGCTGGACCTGCACATGCTGCTGATCGCGGACGAGCGGGACCTGGACCCGCCGCGGCCGGCGTGGCTGGTCGAGCAGCGTGAGCGCGAGGCGGCTGAGCGGGAGGCCGCAAAGCAGCGGCGGGCGGCCGTCGAGGACGCGCGGTGGGCTGAGTGGGCAGCCCTGCGCCAGGCGTTCCCGGTGCCCGTGGCCGTCGCCTACAACTACTCGGGCGGCCACCACTACGCGGGGTGGAGTCAGGGTGCCAGGCACGTCATCGCGCTCGAGGAGCTCAGCGCCGGCCGGCTCCACCGGGCGGCCCGGTCCGCGCTGTGCACGGTCCCGAGCCGGCAGCGTCACCAGGACTTCCCCGACCTCGACACGCCGGATGCCGACTACCCCACCTGCAGGGCGTGCATCCGCACTATGTGCCGGATCACCGGAGTCTCCGCTCCCACCTTGGAGGGTCATCGATGATCTGCGAGCCATGTGCCCAGGGCAACCACGCTCAGTGCCCCGCCGTCGAGGTCGTGAACCCCTGCGAGGGGGCTTGCCGCCCCGAGCAGGGTGAGTGCTGCGACGGTACCCGGAAGCCGCAGCTGGTCACGGTGCGATCCACCTGGTGCCCCTGCCAGCACAGGGAGGCGATACGGTGAGCCAGGCACTGGCGGCCGTCTCGCCGGAGGTCGTGCGGCAGCGGTTCCTTTCAATCGCGGCCGCTGCCCGGGCGGCTGAGCAGGAGGCGCTGCACGACGAAGCCGATCCGTGGCGGCGGGCGGACGCGGCTGCGGAAGTGTGGCTCCGGAGCACGCGGTTCGCGAACGGCACGGTGGACCAGTACCGGCGGGTGTACCTGTCGTGGCGGACCTGGTGCCAGATCATCAACGTTCCGCCGTTCGAAGCGCTGCGGTCCGATGTTGACGCCTACACCGCCGCGCTCCAGCGGGTGGGGAACCCGGCGGTGGAGCGGCCGCGGCCGCTGTCGCGCCGGTCGGTCAACCGGCACCTGTCCGCCCTGTCGTCGTTCTACACCCGCTGCGTCGAGGAGCAGTTCACGGACCGGAACCCGGTGCCGATCAAGGACCGGCCGCGGGTCAACCGCGAGTCGCGGCAGCCATACCTCGCCCCGGACGAGATCCGGGCGCTGATCGCCGCCGCCGACCAGGACGGGCCGCGTTCGGCCGCCCTGGTGGCGCTGCTGGTGCTCGTGTGCCTGCGGGTCTCCGAGGCCCTGCGTGCCCGACTGGAGGAGATCACCTACGAGAACGGCACCCACCTGCTGTGGGTGGTCCGCAAGGGCGACAAGGGCGAGAAGGTACCACTCCCCGACCCGGCGTACGAGCGGATCATGCGCTGCGCAGCCGGCCGTCGAGAAGGCCTGATCATCTGCAACTCGATGGGGAAGCAGCTCGGCCGCAAGGAGGCGTGGCGGATCATCCGCCGGCTCGGCCGGGACGCCGGCATCAGGGCCGCGATCGGCCCGCACACCCTGCGGCACGCCTACATCACCCGCGGCCACGAGCTGCGCATCCCCGTCGACCGGCTCCAGCGGGCGGCCGGCCACGCCAGCGTCAACACCACGCGCGGCTACGACCGGTCCCATCTCGACCGGGACACGCACCCGTCGTTCGCGATCGCCGAGGACCTCCTCGGGCCATCCGATCCGTCATGACGTCATGACGGCCATCATGAAGTCATGACGACCCGGCTGGAGGGCACCATCCTCGGCGTTCGCGTGGCGACCGCCTGACCTGAACTGCTGGGACAGTAGACCGTCTGGGCCGGGACGATCCCGGCCGTGGCACTGCTGTTGGTCGCGGCGTGGTTTGCGAAGGCGTGGGACCCCAGCAAGCATCCGCGCGGCCCGGATGGGCGGTTCATCCGTAAGCTCACGGCCGCGGTCGACCTGCCCGAGCCGCGCCGTACGGGCCGCGGCCGGGCGGCCCCCGCGGACGAGCCGGCCAGCCCGGCGCAGTCGATCCGGCCCCGTGTGCTTGCTGCCGCGCGGCGCATGACGAACGCCGAGCTCCTGCAGGAGCTGGAGACGCGGGACTGGAACAGCGAGCGGTTCCGGGCCGCTTTCCTGGTCGTCACCGAGCGGGACTCCACCCTCGTCGAGAAGGCTGACCGGCTGCTCGAGGAGCGTGAGGAGCGGGAGCGGCGGATCGAGGAGGCCCGGGCCAACGAGGAGTACCTGCGGGACCTGACCCGGCAGATCCTGGCGCGGCGCGGCGACATGAACGCCATGCGGTATCTGCGAAACGAGTACCTCGCGTGGGTGCAGGAGCAGATGATCGCGGCCGAGGCGGAGACGATGGGCTACTTCGTGAACGAGCGTGGCCGCCGGGCCGGGGTGTCGGCGCTGCGGGTCTGGACATCCGAGCGTGACTTCGAGCGGTACGCGAGCCGGGAGCTGCAGGACTACCGGGCGGCGCACCCCGAAGCGTGGAAGACGTTCCGCGATTGGCGGGCCCAGTACGCGCCGGTTCTCTCGCCCGGCCGGCGGCGCTCGTCGCGACGCAGCCCTGACACGCCACGCGACCAGGCGCTGCCTGGGCTGACCGGCCGACCGATCCGTGGGAGGAGGATGGTCGCATGAGCCGGCATCCGACCAGGGATGAGCTGCGACAGGCCACGGTCATGGGTCTGCTGGCAGCGCAGGAGGGCCGTGACTTCACCGACTGTCGCTTCCGGACGGACGGCGGGCCCTGGGAGGCTGCGATGCGCCGGGCCTGGGTGGCGGGCTGGACGGCCGGCAACGCCGACCAGCTGACGCTCGACGACGACGATCCGGCCGACGGCGAGGAGTCGGAGACCGAGGGACGTTAGGGCCACCCAGCCGGGAGCATCCCGTGCCGTGGCGCAGCTGCTCGTCCCCGCGTGGTCGACCAAGGTTCGGGCTCCTCGAGTCCGGGCGCCGCGTGCGCCGAAGGTGAACTGGAACCCGGACCTGCACCCGCGGGACCACCGGGGCCGGTTCATCGACACTCCTGACCCTGTTCGGCGGCGGGCGGCCGGCGCCACGGGCGGGTCGGCGCTGGCCGCCGGGGCGGTGTCCTCGCCGGCGCAGCAGCCCCGCCAGACCGCTGTGCGGGCTCCCCGCGTGCCCCCGGCCGCGTCACGTGCGGAGCCGACCCCGACGAAGCGGACGGCGCCCCCGGTCAAGACGACGCCGGCGGCCGCGAAGAAGACGGCGGCCAAGAAGGCGACCCCGGCCAAGGCCACACCGGCGAAGGCCGTGCCGCCGGCGAAGAAGACCACCGCGCCGGCCGCTCGCCAGTCGCCGTTGGCGGCCACCTACCCGACCGCCGATGGCGGCACCATCACCGGCTTCGAGGCCGCGCAGCGGATGTTCGGTGACTGGACGGCGGACCCGTCGGTGCTCGACCGGATGCCGAAGGCCGGGCTGCGTAACCTCGCCCGCTACTACGGGCTCCCCGAGGACGGGGAGAAGCCCGACCTGATCGCCCGTATCAGGGCACACCTGGCCGGTCAGCCCGGCGAGGCTCCCGCGACACCGGCCGCCGCCCCGGCCACACCCCGGCGACCGGCTACGCCTCGCCGGCCGGCGACGACCTCGGCCACAGGGGCGGCCGGCCAAGGCCCGGACCGGGCCGTGATCGACCGGCTGTCGGAGAGCACCGGGCTCCGCGCGGCCGACGTCGACGAGGCCACCTCGTCGTGGCTCATGGAGCACGGCCTGGCCGAGGTCGGCCAGATGGGCACGGGCCCACGAGGTGAACCGGAGCAGGTCCTGCGGCTCACCACCGCAGGCCAGCTGTACGCCCTGCTGCTGCGCGGCGACCCGGAGACCAGCCGGTCGGTGCGAACGCTCATGGACAGCGTTCCGCTCACGGGCGAGACGGTACGGCAGCTGGAGCGCGACGGCCTGGTCCGGGTCACCGATGACCGTGTGGAGGCGGTCATTCCCGCTGCTGTGCGTGGCCGTGACTCCTCACCTACGCCGAACGCCGATGCCGTTCCGGACACCCGGTCCGCAGTGGGATCGGCAGCCACACCGTCCGGGGACCGTGAGGCGCCACGCAGAAGCGACAGGGCGTCGGTCGATCGGGCGGTGGCGCAGGCGGCCCGTCCCGCCGCCCGACGCCGGACCAAGGCGGACCTGTACGACGAGGCCCGGGACCGGTTCGGCATCACGTCGAGCTTCCGCGACACCAGCGAGGACGACCTGCGCCGGCTGCTCGGCGAGGCCCCGGACGAGCCGGTCGAGATTGGTCCGCCCGGACCCATCACGCTGGGCTCCACCTCACCAACGACCCCGCGGCCCAAGCCGGGCTTTCAGCCGCCGCGGAGGCTCGGCCAGAGCAGTAGCGACCGGGCCGCGGCCGAGCGGCGCCTGCTCGCCGCTATCCGTGACCAGTCGAGCCACGGCATCACACCTCTCGACGAGGTACCCGAGGACTACCAGCCCGGCCGGTGGTACCGGGTTGACGGTCGGGAGGTCATGGAGCGGCGCAAGGACAGCCTGCGTCGGTCCTTGGAGGAGATGTTCCGTCGGGAACACCCGGACCCGTCGCAGGAGGAACTCGACCAGTTCCAGGCCCGGCTCGAGGAGGCGCTGGCCCGGCTCGACGACAACCCGCCCGACGACGTGTACGTCAACGGGCCCCACACCATGATCGTCTCGTGGGACGCTGACGTACCCGATGACCACCGGGAGGCGGCTCTCGCCGAGATCGACGAACTGATCGCGCTGACCGGCGAGGACTTCCCCGAGCCGGTCACCGTGCGGTTCGAGTCGCGCGCCGGTATCCGCCAGCACTTCCCGTTCGCGGCGCTGGCCGACCTAACCGCGTTCGCGTGGCCAGACTCGCGGACCATCTTCTTGTATGACGACCGGTTCACAGGCCGCCGCCGGTCGGGCATCCCCGACCAGGGCCCCGGGCCGGGGTTCTACATGCCGAGCTCGAGCTCGGTGTCACCGGGCGCGTACACGCTCGCCCACGAGTGGGGTCACATCGTGGACCCGGAGCGGCGAGGCGGGGACGGCTCGGATCACGACTTCCACGCCGGGCACATGCACCACCTCGGGGAGTACGGGCAAACCGACGCATCGGAGGGGTACGCCGAGGCGTGGGCCGAGTGGTTCCACACCTACGGGGAGACCGACAACCCCGCGGTCCTCGCGTACGCCCGCAGGTACGGTTGGCGGAAGCGCCCCCGCCCTAACCGGTGAGGAGACCGATGGCAGACAGGCTCGATGGCATCATCTCGTCGGACCAGGTGACGGAGATATCCGACGAGATGATCACGCTCGCGGCCCTGCACGGCGGTCGGGCCGCACAGCAGGAGCTGTTCCGCCGGCTCACCGCGCAGCAGGACGAGGGCCGGTCCGCAGACGCCACCCAGGAGTAGTACACCCGTACTATCCACGGTGTGCCGTGGGAAACGTGGGAGCGCCGACCCGACCACTGGCCCGATTGGGTGCCGGCCCGGTGCGGCGGATGCGGCCAGCCCTGGACAGGTGGGAAGGTGTCGCTCTCGTTTGCCCACTGCACCTGCACCCCCGGGCAACGCGGCCACCACGTCTGGTACTGCGCCGCGACCGAGGGCTGCAACTGGCACGTCTGGCCGCCCGAGCACAAGCTGGGGTCGGAAACGTCTGAGACGCGCAGCATCCTGTAGCGCGTTGCGACCCCGGCGGCCCGGGCACCTGCCAGTAGAGTCCGGGGCCATGGCTGACAACACCGCCGAGCCGCCCATGGAGCTCGACCTAGGCGGGATCGTCGCGCATGTGGACGGTGACCGGCTGATCGTGGACCGGGCCGATGAAGAGGTCACGCTCGGTTTCAATGTTGTGGAGGGACTGCTTCACGGCGCATTTGGTCCGTACTTCGTCGTCGAGGTGCTCCCGTACCGGACCAGGGTGTCGTTCGGAACCTTCGGGGCCGGAGTCGGGCGGGTCACCTACCAGCTCGGACCGCGACCCGAACCGAAGGCGATGATCGGGCCCGTCAGTGACCTGTGTATTCGGGACGCGATCCAGCCCACGGTGACCTTGAAGAGAATCGACTGAACCGGAGGTACCCGTGGACAACCCGCAGACCTTCAACGTCGATACCTGGGCCGACGCGGTGTTGCGGTACGACGGCCCCCACGACCCGCAGGCCATTGTCGACGCTGCCGAGGCGATCAGAGAGCTGACGCGGCGGATCGCCAACGCGACCCGGACGTCGCGCTCCCTGCAGTACCCGAGTCAGGTGTACGAGGTCCTGGGCGGGCTCCGACCCGCGCTGGGCAGCCTGCAGCAGATTCTGAACCAGCTCGGTGACCGCATGGAGCAGCTCGCCGACGACCAGAACGTCACCATCGCCGGCCGAACGCGGGGGGAGGCCCGCGAGGCGGCGTACGACGCGGCGAACGCTCTTCGCCGATCCGGCACCTTTGTGCGCGAGGTAGCGCATGGAGTCGACGTTGCCCACCGCCGCACGGGACCGCTTGAGTACAGGGACGCCTGATCGGGACGTTACGGGCACGGCCGGGCGAGCATCCCGGCCGTGCCCGTTCTCTATGCGCCGCTCTGGTACACCAAGGCCCGCGTCTGGGACGAGTCGCGGGTCTTCCGTGACGCCCTAGGGCGGTTTGCCCCTAAGCCGGGCGGCCGGCGATCGCCGCTCAGCCTTCTGCGGTCCCGGGTGCGCCGGCACGGCGTGAGCATCCCTCCCGGCCTGCGGACGCCCGCGCTGCGTGCTCTGGCTGACGCGCTCGACCGCGGCGTTCCGGCGCAGGCGGCCCGGGAGCAGGCTCGGCAGACGGTCATCGCCGAGTTCCGCACGGTGGGCGACGCCCTAGCGGACGCTCTCGAGATGGTCGAGAACGAGGCCAGCCAGCGGACGCTGAACTGGGCGGCCAACACCCATGGGCGGCTGCCGAAGGAGGTTCAGCGGGTCCTCGCGCCCCTCACGCGGGCGCTACGTGACGGTGACCCGGACAAGATCAGGGATGCGGTCGCGTCGATCGCGGCCGCGCGAAGGATGACCCTGGTCGCGGGAGCGAACGTCGGGGACACTGTTCGGTTCGACCCGACCTCGATGCGCAGCGTCGGCTCTCCCATTCCTCGCGGCGCCACGGCCACCGTTGTGAGACCCGGCTACGAGCTCGTGTACGAGCGCCAGCGGATTGTGCCCGTCCAGGCGACCGTGCAGGCTACGTAGGCCGGCGGCGCGGCCGGGGACGGTAGCGGGTCGGGGCGGGCACCCTCCTGGCGTGCTCCTGGCAGCCCGCTACTACACCAAGGCTCGGATCTGGGACGAGTCGCGAGTCGTGCGGGACTGGCGTGGCCGGTTCGCCCGCAAACCCAGCTCGCTGTTGAGGGCGCCGCTGCGCCTCTCGCGGAGCACCCCGACGCGGGTGGCGGCGTCCCGGACTTCGCCGGCGCCGGCGAGGAGCAGCGTGACCCCCTCGCTGTCGGCCGACCTCCGTGCCCGGATCGAACGGGCCCGGGCCTCCCTGCCGACTACCCGCGCTGGCTGGGTCGGCGACGCATGGGTGCGGCCGCAGGAGCGGGCGGTAGACCGGAAGGTCGCGGAGGCCGAAGTCGCGCTCGACCGGGCCCGGCAGCATCTCGCCGCCATCGAAAGCTGGCTCGACGGTGACCCGGTTCCCGTGCAGCACGCCGAGCAGTTCCGGCAGGGTCTTCTGCAGCTCGGGCGCGACTCGGTGGTGGCCGAATACCGGGAGCGGGTGCGGGCCGCGGAGAAGGCCCTAGCTGAGGCGCGGGCCGCGGCGGAGCGGGCGGGACCCGATGAGGACATGCTGCCGGCCATTCCCGCCGGGACACAGACCGCCCTGCGCACCGACCCGTTCGGCCAACGGGTGCCGTCGCCCGAGCTCGAGCGCCACCTCGACACTGTGCTCGAGGTTGGCCAGGCGATCCTCGATGAAGCCGAGGCGTACCTGCGTCGCCATCAGCGGTACCGGGAGCTGGCCCGCCGGCTCACGGTCGGGGACCTGTCACCCGAGGCGATCGCCTTCCTGCCCGCCGGCAGCCGGGAGCGTGCCCGGGCCGTGTTGGAGCGTTCCGAGGCCGGCCGTGAGGTTCGGACGCTCGAGGCTGAGACGGTGCGGGCGCTGCTGGCCCAGGTCCGACCGTTCGGCGGCGCCACCCATGCCCGGGTCTATCCATCCGCGGCGCGGACCGGCGGTGCACGGAGCGACTGGCGTGAGCGGCTGACTGCGGCCGAGCAGTACTACCCGACCTCGTGGATCGAGCGATCGTCCCAGATGCGGCTGACGATCGCCTCCAGCGCTCGCGCATACCACCTCGACCGGGGCACCAGCGCCGTCCTCGCCATGCCCAGGGAGGGCGGGGCCGACGACCGCATGCCCTACGCCGGGGCCTTCCGTGATCACACCGAGCAGGTTGTTGTTCACGAGCTCGGGCACCAGATGGAGTCGGTGATCCCCGGGCTGATGGAGCTCCAGTTCGCCTGGCTGCGCCGCCGAACGACCCACCGCGGCGTGGTCGAGCCCGTGGTCTCGATGACAGAGGCCCGCCCCGGAATCAGCGGCCAGGAGAACGAGTACACGTTCCGCGACCAGCTGGCCGACGCCTACACCGGGCGGACCTACGAGCCGACCACCACCGTCGACGGCGTGCTCTTCACCGTGGCCCGTCACGGTTTCGAGCACTCCGAGGTGTTCACGACGGGGATGGAGGAGACCTTCGGCCGGAAGAGTCGGTTCGACCCGAAGGGAGATTTGCGGGCGTTCGTGATTGGGGTCCTCGCCCTGCTGGACGCCACAGCGGACACCAAGACGATCAGCCTCACGTGGGGCACCAAGGACCATCACTGGCGGACCCAGCCTCGCGTGCCGGCCGGGCACGGCATCCTCTCCGGCCGTTGGGTCAGCGACCTCATCGGGGCCATCGGCGACGTGCCACGGGCACGGCCGGCACGGTCATCGGCCGCGGCCGGCCGGGGATCGCAGGGAAGGGACTGGGAATACCTGCCCCGCGACGTGATCTTGCCGTACGACGACGACGGCAGCTTCGACCGCGACGCCGCGATGGAGGGAATCCGGGAGGCGTACGAGGGCACCTTCGGCGGCCTGACGGTGAAGGTGGACGAGGTTCGGTTCAGGCCCGGCCAGACCGTCATCGACATCTCGATCTACGACGACGACGGCAACCTCGTCGGTGGCGGCGAACGATTCCTGACCGACGGGACCGAGGACGACGAGGACGGGCCCGGGCTCAACGCCCGTCACGAGATCCTCAAGCTCAACCCGGGCGTCCGCGGCCAGGGGTTCGCGACCGAGTACCTCGAGCACCTCAAGGCCTGGTACAGGGCCGGCGGGGTCGAGCGAATCCACCTGTTCGCCAGCCTCGACGTCGGCGGGTACGCCTGGGCCCGGGCGGGTTTCGACTTCCGCGACCAGGACGCTGCCGACTCGATGATCACCAGGCTCCGGTCGGTCATCATCCCCGAGAACGAATCCGCGCTGCGGGCGGTGAACCGGCTCCTCCGTGACATCCGGATCGAGCGGGAAGGCGGCCGCCCGCGCGCCCCGGAGCGAATCGCCGACGACAGGTACGAGATCACACAGACGGTGCCGTTGATCAAGAAAGAGAACGTCGGGGACGAGGCGAAGCTGATCGCGTTGCGTGATCAACTCAAGCGCGAACTCATCGACGCTCGTGCTATTCTTGAGCGTACGAAAGGCGGGCTGGGGAGCGACGACTTCCCGACGCCCGCTGAGTTCGTCGCTATCGGCCGGCAACCCGGCATGAGCCCGCAGACTGACACGTGGCTGGGTTTGCGGCTCGGCATGGGATCGCAGTGGGAGGCAGTGCTGTGGCTCTAGTCAGGCCGTCAGCGGCGCGCCTGGAGCGGCTCCGAGCAACCGAGGCCGCCCACACGGCGTGGGTACGCAAGTACGCCGACCAGGAGGCCGGCCTCCCGCTCGGCGAGGTCGGCCCCGAGTCGGTCGCGAACCAGCACACGCTCGACATCGCGGCCACTGCCGAGATGGAGGACGACTACTATTCCCGGTTGGCGGGCGGTCGCGGAGCATGACGGATGCCCCACCGGCGATCTTGCTGGTGGGGCATCTGCATACCTTGGACCCTGGGGCAACGCCGGGTGAGGCGCATGTTGCAGACTGTGCTGCCATGACGACCCCTCCACCTCCACCCCCGGGGGCGCAACCACCGGCCGGCCCCGGCGGATACCAGCAGCCAGCTCCTCAGCCGTACCCGCCGGCCGGGTACCCGCCACCTCCCCCGCAGCCCGGGTACCAGCAGCAGCAGTTGCCGGCTACGTATCCGCCACCGCCGTCGAACTACCCGCCCGGCTATCCGCCTCCGACGAAGACGGTCTCCAAGACCGGGCTGAGCGCCATGGGCACGACGGTGCACCTCATCCTGACGTTCGTGACTTGCGGCTGCTGGGGCATCGTGTGGTTCTTCCACTGGCTGTTCACTAGGCAGAAGACCACCACGTACCACCATCGGCCGATGTAGACGTTGAGGCCCCTGCCTAGTTGGCAGGGGCCTCAACGTTAGCTGGCAGCCCAGTCCTCGGGGGACTCGTAGAGGTTCCACGAGTAGCCGCAGTAGCGGCACCGGTGGACCCACTCGCCGGGCCCGGGGACGTGGTTGCCAAGGCCGCAGTCGTGGTTCCCGCACCCCTCTTTGCCATCAGCGGTCTGGAGGAGGAACGCCGGGCAGCGCTCACCGGGAACGTCGATGACGGGGACGAGGAGCAGGTTGGCCTCGTCGAACAACAGGTCCAACTTTCCAACTCCCTCCGTGCGGGTCGCTCGCCCGCACACACAAATGATACCACGTAGGACGCTATCCGGCCACCCCGGGCATGATCCGCCGGTGACCCCCACCGACGTCCTTTGATCTGCTGATGGCCGGTAGACGTACCGCTGTCCGCGATCGTCGACCCGTCGTTGACCGATCGGCGATCGCGCGGGACCTGCTCTCCGCCCTGCTCGAGGCGCCGCCGGCGCAGCGGTGGCGTGCGCTCAAGGAGCTGAGCGAGGCCGACATCGCCGTGGTCATGCAGGCCTCGGCGATGGAGATGGGCACGCCGTACGCGCTGTGGCAGGGCGACCCGGTTGGGTTCGTCGAGCAGGTGCTGGGCGAGGCCGTGTGGTCGGTGCAGAAGCGGGTGCTGCGGTCGATCGCCGAGCACCAGGTCACCGCGGTCCCGTCGTGCTTCGGGTCCGGGAAGACGCGGCTCGCCGCGCTGGCCGCGACCTGGTTCTACATGGTCCACCCGCCCGGCACGGCGAAGGTGGTCACGTTGGCGCCGCGGTGGCGTCAGGTGCTGCGGCAGATCTGGCCGGAGATCCGCGGGATCGTCACCCGGGCCGGGCTGCCCGGCCGGATCGACCAGGCGCAGTGGACGATCACCGACCACATGGGGCTGCAGCACGCGCAGGCGTACGGCATCGCCGCGGCCCCGCACGCCGAGGACGCGGTGCAGGGTATCCACGCGCCCCACCTGCTGCTGGTGGTCGACGAGGCCGGTGGTATCGCCCCGGCGATCGGCCGGAACCTGGCTGGTCTGCTGGTCGGCTCCGACTCGCACATGCTGGCGATCGGGAACCCGCCCACGGACGACGAGGACACCTGGTTCGAGCGGCTGTGCACCAGCAAGGCCGGCGGCGACGCCAGCGATACGTTCGACGTCAACGTCATTCCGATCTCGGCGTACGACACGCCGGCGTTCACGGGTGAGGAGGCACCTCAGTGCCGGTCCTGTCCGGCGAGCGTGCCACCCCACTCGCTCGCGAAGCATCTGGTCGACCAGCGATGGGTGCAGGCCCAGATCGCGGACCACGGCCCCGACAGCCGGTACGTGATCGCGAAGGTCCACGCGAAGTTCCCGCACGGTGGGCCGGACACGCTCATCCCGAGCTCGTGGGTGGACGCGGCGATCGCGATGGACGAGCCGGACGACCCGGCTGCGGTCACGCTGGCGTCGCTGCGGGTTCCGGAGGAGACCCGGGAGTGGCTGGTGCTGCCCGGCTCGTGGGTGCGGCTCGGGGTCGACGTGGCCGCCGACGGCGGTGACGAGGTGGTCGTCGCCCGGGCGATCGGCGACCTGGTGACCATCGAGCACCGGGCCGCCGGCGAGGCCAACCACAACGCGGTCGACGTGTCCGGTCGGGTGCTCGAGCAGATCCTCCGCGCCCAGATGATCGCCCGGGCGCTCGGGTCCAAGAACCGGGTGCGGGTGAAGGTGGACGTCATCGGCGTCGGCTGGGCGGTCGCGTCCCAGCTCGAGGCGTGGCGGGAGGAAGGCAAGCACGAGGCCGAGATCGTGCGCGTGGACGTGCGGGAGCGGCCGCGTCGCACCCCCGACGCGGCCACACTCCGGCCAGCCCGGAAGCGGGACGAGATGTGGCTCGCGCTGCGGTCCCTGCTGGTCCCGCGGCCGCCGGACGGTGACCCGGCGCTGCGGCTGCGCGTCGACCAGCGCACCGCGAACCAGATCAGCGCCCCGCGGAAGACGACCAACACCGCTGGCGAGACGGTCGTCGAGAGCAAGGAGTCGATGCGCAAGCGAGGAGTGACCTCGCCCGACCGGGCGGAGGCGATCGCACTCGCGATCTACGAGCCGGTCGTTGACACGGTGCGGATCATCGCCGGGGCGTAACCGACGCGACGCCGCGCGCGACCTGCTTCATCGGGTCTGGTACACCGAGACGCTCGTACTGCTCCACCAACCACCTGCGGGGCCCCTTGGCCTTTTCCTCTTCGCGGGCCAGGACGTGTTCAACCGCCGCGCGCACCGCGGGTGATCGCATCGCGTCGGCGACCTTGACCAGCCAGCTGGCCTCACTGGACAAGTCCACACCCGATCCGACGCCGATCTCGCCAAGGTCGGGCGGCTCCCAGCCGCGCTTCTTGGTTTCCAACGCGACCATGATCATGGCGGCCTCGACCGCGGCCGACAGCCGCTCGCCGCTGAGCCCGTGGGACTTGGCGTGGAACTCTGCTGAGTCGGCCACGTCGGGCGACAGCCACTTCCGAAGGCGCAGGTAGCCGTCACGGATCTCTATGACCCGCCGGTGCAGGGGCAGCGCGTCCGGCATGCACACCAGCCGCCACCACTCCCTGAGCCAGCCCGGCGCCGGGCGTGAGACGACCGTGATCTCGGGGAACTCGTCGATGATCGCTTGCCACAGTGGACGCAGCCGGATTGACTGGGCCGCCTGGTGCAACGCGGTCCCGACAACCACCGACACCGGCAGCAGCACGAACAGGGCGATCGAACCGACGGTGCCGTTCACGGTCCAGTCACGGGCTGTGCGGTAGACGTGAAGGTCGGCCAGCCACGACACGTCGGCGAGGCTCATCAGCGCGGCCACGGCGTCGAAGTAGCACCAGATCATTGCGAGCAGGCCGCTGACTGCCAGTGCCCGCATCCCCATGCGCATATATGGGAAATTCGGGAGTTCTCGGGCGAGCCGCGAGCCGCCCTGGAAAGCCTCGAATCCGGCTGCGAACTGCAGCCCGCTCCAGATCAGCCAGTACAGGGCAACCCCTGGCCGTTCGTCTGCGTAGGTCACAGCCCACAGCGACGGTGGTGCTGGCGGTGTCGGGTTCGCGAGGAACAAGATCACTAAAGCGAGTGTTGCCGCCCCGCCCCAGCCGAGGCGGGTGCCGATCCGCCGCCTGGCTTGGAGGGGATCGAACCTCCAGTAGGCCAACACCGCCATCCCGACGGTCAGCGCTACCGACCATCCCACGGTGAACCACAGATGCCCATAGTTCGGGGCTATCTCGCGGCTCAACCACTCGTACACCGCCGGGATCGCCAACGTCTGCGCCACCGCCAACGTTTTGATCATGATGAAGAGACCCCAGGTGGCGGAGCGAGATGTCGGCCTATGCGTGTGCAGGATGAACCCGAGCCCGGCCACGCACAGCCACAGGGAGATGGCCAGCAGCGCCTTGATCATGATGCCCTCGCTCCTTCCCGGCCTTCTCGGCTGCCATGAAAGTGCCGACGACCCTGGCCGCTGCTGGTGACAGGACATCGGTGAGTTGCGGCGCCGGGGTCAGGCCGATCCGTTGGAGCAGCAGTGACGCCAAAGCCTCGGCGTGCCTCTCCTCCCACGCCTGGTACGGCAGCCGGGCCCTGCGGTGCAAGGCGAGATCTTCGCCCGAGCGTGGCTCGTGCTGGAGCACCATGTGCGCGAACTCGTGGAGAACGATCTGGGCCTGGTGCGGCTTGGACGTCTGGACCTCGTACGCCACGTAATCGGCCTCTTCAGTGGCGACCCAAATGCCGTGAAGGTCGGCCAGCCTCATCGGCAGCAGGTGAAACGGCCTGCCCCGCTGCCTGCTCACATGCTCCGCGAACGCGGACAAGCTCCACGGATCAGGTAGATCCACCCTGTCCGCGACGTCGCGTAGGAGATCCAGGGAATGCGCTGTCAAGTGCTGCCCTCCGTGATCAAACAGCGACACGGCGCAAGGGCAAGAGTAGTGATCTAGCTAGTTGCTTCCACAATCGCCCGCCCGGCGAGCCGCCCGTCAACCGTTCGGGCGGGATTGACGGTCCAGCTGCTCGCGGGCGAGCACGGCGTCGATGACGTCCATGACGGTTCTAAGCCCATCTTCTGACAGCTCTGCTGCGCGCGTCGCGATGTGGACCACACCGGCGTTCCGTAGGGCTTCCTGGACTCTCGGGTCCACGGTGGACGGTTGCTCCGGCTGCTCGTCAAAGAAGTAGCCAACCGGGACCTTGAAGAACTTGGCGAGGGCGTCGATGGTCTGCCACGTCGGGTTGGCGCGCACACCGCTTCGGAGCTGTCCGATGAGCGACTCCGATACCCCGACCTCTCGGGCGATCTGCGCGTTCGTGTACGGCCGACCGGTCTTCGGATCGCGACTCTGGCCGATGAGAGCGTTCAGCTTTGACTTGAAGTCGGCCACTGCCGTCGGGTCCCCTCTTGCGCTGCCTCACCACTTCAGTCTAGGTTTCACGTCACCGCACCACTAAAGTGGGGTGGGCGGCCACTGAGAGCCAACCTACGTCATTGGCCGGCCGCCGTCACTCACCCCTGCGGACGAATGCTGCCTGCCCCTCCCCAACTTGCAGGAGGTCGTCGTGCCTGTGACCCTTGCCGCGCGTGCCGCCCGCACTGGACACCAGACCGGTGCCGACCACGATTGGGTGGCCGCCACCTACGTTCCGGTCGAGGATGAGGACGATCCGGCCCGGATTGCCCGAGATGCCGCGATGGTCCTGCCGATCAACACAAAGGTCATCGTGCTCGAGGTCTTCTGCAACTCGTGCCGCCGGCCGTTCGACGACGTGCGGGACGAACCGTGCGTGGCCAACGACCCGAACAACAACACCCACCTGCGGGGCGGGCCGATCGGGGTGCGGCGCAAGCGCAAGTGCCCGATCCACAACGACCTCTACACGAAGTGCGAGCACCTCCACGAGGAGCCGCACAACTACCAGCGGCCTCCCATGCCGCCCCTGGAGGTCATCGCCGGCTGGCGTGCCGTCGCCTGAGTAGGTAGATCGGACACAAGCATCCACCGGCGCCTACGGTGCGGCGCGTGACAAACCCCGCCGACCCTCGCGCCGTGTGGAAGGACGACGAGAAGAACGTCGTCCGTGTCTCTCGACAGCTGCTGCGCGAGCTGGCTGGCCTCGTCCTGCTGCTTGTCGGGGCGGCCGGCATGACGACCGTGACGTTTGGTTTCGACACCCGCCTGGGCTGGGCGTGGCTGTCGGGGCTCGCGATCGCTGCCGGCGCCCGCCTGTCGCGGAGCCGTAGCTGATGACTTGGTTCCCAGAGTTGCGCAAGGCGCTGGCCGCCAAGGCGTTCACGCCCTTCGTGCCGTTCACGTACGACCTCTGGCCGAACAACCCGTACGTCATGTCGCGCGCCCGCTCGCCGCGGCGGGAGTACGACGTCGAGCGGGCGGTCGTCGAGGTGTACGAGCGCACCGTCTGGGCATTCAAGGCCATCGAAACCATCACGAGCCATGTGGCGGCGCTGCCGTTCCGGTACCGGGAGAAGAAGGGCGACGGCCAGGGCAAGGTCATCGAGGACCACCCGATGTACGAGGTCCTCAACGGCCCCGAAGCCAACCCGCTCACCTCCGGCCCCGGGATCAAGAAGCGCATCGCCGCGCAGCTGCTGATGTCGCCGCGTGGCGTGTTCGTCGAGCCCACGTTTTCCCGCCGCGGTGACGTGATTCGACTCGACGTGCTCCCGCCCAACCGCACCGTGCCAGTCCCCTCCCCCGGCCCGCAGCTGCTCGACCGGTTCGAGGTCCTGTACCCGGACGGCAACATCCGGAAGATCATCGGCGAGGAGATGCGGAACATCCGGTGGATCAAGAACGACCACCCCCTCGACCCGTACCGGTCCGTCACCCCGATGTCGGCGGCCGGCCTGTCGGTGCAGATGGACGACCTCGGCCGGCTGGTCAACGTTTCGTGGATGAGCAACGACGGCAACATCCGCGGCATCGTCACGCTCAAGGGGCAGGCGTCCGACGCAACCGTGAAGCGGCTGGAGAAAGCCTTCGGCGTCGGCCCGATCGACGCCGGCAAAATCGTCGTCGCTGACGGCCAGGACATGGGCGGCGCTGAGTTCGTGGACTTGTCCAGCCGGCCGCGGGACATGCAGTACAAGGAGCTGGCGCAGAACGCGAAGATCGAGACCCTCGCCGCGTTCGGCGTTCCCGAGTCCCAGCTGGGCAACGCCTCGGGCCGCACCTACGACAACGCCGAGGCGGAGGCGTACATCTTCTGGCGCATCACGATGCTGCCGATCCTCCGCATCATCGCCGCGAAGCTGCACGACCGGGACAACCCCAAGCTGGAGCCGTTCTTTGACGTCAGCGAGGTCGAGGAGCTGCAGATCCCGCTCACCAGGAAGAAGCAGCTCGCCCTGCAGGAGGTTGCCGCCGGTGTCCGGTCGATCTGGTCGTATGCGAAGCTGGCGGGCCTGACCGACGAGGTGAAGGAGACCCCGGAGACCCGGGCGCTGTGGTTCGCCACCAGCGGTAAGACGGCGCTCGACCAGGAGGACGGCGCCGAGGAGCGGGTTCAGCTGCCCAGCGCACAGCAGCAGATGGCCGGCGAGTTGCCACCCGGAGCCGCCGAGGCACAGCAGCCCGGGCTGCCCGGGCAGCCGGCACAGGCTGGCCAGCTGCCGGTCGACCAGGAGCGGTCGCCGCTCGCGACCCCCGTCGATCAGCTCGCCGCCATGCGGCAGGACGGGCAGCAGGCCGCCACCCAGGCGGGCCAGCCGTTGGCCCTGCAGACCAAGGCGGACGACACCGCAACGTCCGAACTCGACGAACGCGCCCAGGACCTCGCCGAAGCCCGCGTCGCGGCCGCGCTTGTCGGGCTGGTCGACCGGTGGACGGAGCGCACGATCGCCCGCCTGCGGTCGCCGAAGCTGCGCAGCGGCACCCGCCACTGGACCCCGGACCCGAACATGCCGGTCGACCAGCGGGTCGGTGACCGGGTGCTCGACGTCATGTCCGCAGTCAACCCGGACCGGTGGCGGTCGGAGGCTGTCCAGGCCGTGACCCACCTGCTCACCACCGCCGGCGACGAGGCGGCCCTGCGCACCGTGGTGGACCTGACCGGTGAGCAGCCGGTCCAGGGCAAGGTGGCCGTGTCCGCGGTCGACCTGTCCGCCGCCGTGTACGAAGCCGTGGCCGTGGTCGCCACCGCCGTCGGGCTCGCCGCGGCCGGCGCCGCCGCCAGCCTCGCGAACCGACTGTCCCAGATGGACCACCAGGGGGCGTCAATCGCCGACATGGAGCGAGCCATCCGGTCCATCGACATGATCGGCTGGGCACGGCGCCTGGCCAACACCGCGACCGCCTCGGCCATCGAGTCCGGCCGGCACGCCGCCGTGACCCTGCTCGGTAAGCTCGGCTTCACCGTCGCCGGCACCTGGATCTCCAAGCGCGACGACCGTGTTCGGCCCACCCACCGGGTGGCGGACGGCCAGACACAGCCGGTCGGCCGGCCGTTCTTGGTCGGCGGTGCGATGCTGCGGTACCCGCGCGACCCGCTCGGCCCGCCGCAGGAGGTCATCAACTGCCGGTGCCGCATCCGTTACTCGCTGCGCCGCACCCGAACCCTCATGGCTGAGCTCGCCGCGACTGGGACGTAAGCCGACGGCCGGGGTCACGATGCGCCGGACCATCACCAACGGCGGAGGACTCCGGTGGGAATCGAGTACAAGCAGGCTGACCCCGGTACGAGCACCGTGCTCGGCGTCGACGAGGAGCAGGGCATCGTCGAGGCGCTCGTCTCCATCACCGGGGTCGTTGACCGGCAGAAGGACATCATCATCCCCGGCGCGTACCAGCGCACCCTCAAGCAGCTCAAGCCCATCGGGCTGCGCTACCACGACAAGACCCGCAAGGTCGCCAAGGCGTTGGTGATCGAGGAGTGGATGCCTGGCGACCCGCGGCTGCCCAAGACGTTGGCCGACGGCGTGACCCCGTGGCCGAAGGAGGCCGGGGCCCTCTACGTCAAGGCCCAGTACAACCTCAACACGAAGGACGGCCGCGACGCCTTCGAGGACGCCAAGTTCTTCGGTGCCGAGGGCCAGTGGTCGATCGGCTACAACCCGCACGGTCCCAACGGTGCCGTCCGGCGGAAGGACGGCGTTCGCGAGCTGCGTGACATCGACCTGTGGGAGTGGTCTGACGTCGCCCACGGTGCCGCTCCGCTGACCATGACCCTCGCAGCCAAGGACGCCGGACCGGACGACACGGCCACCATGGAGACCAAGGACGAACCCGCCGAGCCCACGCCCACCGGCTTCGTCACCGACCCGACCGAGGTGAAGTACGACCCCAACCAGCCGCGCGTCCCCGCCGGACGGCCGGACGGTGGCCAGTGGGCCGACGACGACGATGATGACGACGATGACGACCGGTCCCGCCGCGGTGGCGGATTCGCGTTGCCGCAGAACTGGCTGTCCCGTGTGCTCGCCGGCGACACCCGCTTCGTGGAGGGCCGCGGCGGTGGCGGCAGCAGCCGAAGCCGCCGGGACGAGGCGGCGATCGCGTCCCGGAACGAGGAGATGGACCGGCGGGACGCCTTCGATTCGGCCATGGACAAGGAGCGGCTGGCCGAGAAGCAGCGCCGGCTCGATGCCGAGCGCCGCATCGACGCGGCCGAGGGCGACGAGAAGAAGCGGCTGCAGCAGGAGGAGCGCGAACGGCGCCGCCAGTGGCAGGAGGCGTTCGACAAGGTGATGGCCGCGGAGCGGGAGCGGCGCCGGCAGTGGAACGCCGAGCACCGCAAGCGCACCCAGGCCCAGGGCAAGGCCCTGTCCACCGACGACCAGATCCTGCTCGCAGGCGCGACCCCGATCGTGGCCGACGGACTGGATGGGGTCGAGGTCAAGCTCATGGAGGTCCTCGCGGGCTCGTACGAGGAGACCCGCGAGCGGGTCGAGCACGCGGTGGAGGAGCTCGTCCGGGACGACATCCTCGCCGACCTGCTCGACGAGTACGACGAGGACGACGAGGACAGCGAGGAGAGGCCGCACTGGTGGGTGCGGATCATCGGCACCTACCCCGACCGGGCGGTCTTCTGCGTGCACATCTCCCCGGACCGCGGACCGTCGGTGACCGAGACCTACGAGGTCGAGTACACCATTGACTCCAGCAGCGGGGTCCCCGAGGTTCGGCTCGGTACCCCGGTTCCGGTGGAGATCAGCGCGACCGTCATCCGGCCGAACACGGACCTCAACGACGAGACCGACACCGAGGGCAAGAGCTACGAGCAGCCGGACACCAGCGCGGTCGACAAGGCGGCGCTCCGCTCCGCGCTCAACGAGATCGTGGACTCGGTGGTCCTCGCGGCGAGTGCCGGTGTGCCGGTGCCTTCCGGCATCGAGGGCGAGGTGAAGAACGTCCTCGACATGCTGTCCGAGAAGGACGTCGAGGTTGTGGACGGCGACGGCACCGGGGACCTGTCCACCAAGGACGGTGGCCAGGTCGAAACCATGTCCGTCGACGAGCTCAACCAGCTCCTCGCGTCTGTCGGGCGAGCCCCGATCGCCTGAACCGGCGACGAGACACAAACATTGGGCGCCCTCTAGCGTGCCGCATCAGCCTCGGGCTGCGGATGCTGCGAGGGCGTCCCGGTGTTGGCCAGGCGGCGCGGCGAACAGCAACCCAGGCACATCCCACTCGTCATCGACCCATCCATTCGGGTCTGTGTTCGCATGAGGAGCTGAGGAGCACCACCGTGCCTACCGCAACCGACACGCTCAAGGACCTGCGCAAGGTCCTTGACCAGAAGCAAGCCGAGCTGGACAGCATCACCCAGCAGATCCAGGTCAAGGGCGACACCGTTGTCCTGCCGCAGGGCCAGTCCGAGGCCATGAAGGCGCTGCTGGACGAGATCCAGCAGATCGAGGCGGCGTGCAAGGCCATCGAGACCGGCAACCGCGTCAAGTCCTACCTGGACGCCCCCGAGGGCAGCGGGGTGGACGCCAACCCGTACATGCCCGCCGGGCCGTCGGTCAAGTCGATCGGCCAGGCCGTCATCGAGAGCGAGGCGTGGAAGGCGTGGCGCGCCGACCGGTCGCGTCACTCGGTCTCGATCGAGATCAAGGACGCCTCGTGGTGGGACAGCACCGCCGGCATGGAGGCCAAGGACGTCTGGAGCCTGGCGGCCGGCACGCTGACCCGGCAGGCGTTCGGCAGCGACATGCAGCGGCCGATCGTCGTCCAGCCGGACCGGTCGTACCACCTGCGGGAGCTGTTCCCGCCGGAGCAGACGACGGCGGCGGTGATCTGGGGCATCCGGCAGACGGGCTTCGTCAACGCGGCCCGGGGTGTGCGTGAGCGCACCGCGGCCGACGGGGAGAGCGCGCCGACCGGTGGCGACACCGACACGTTCGGGAAGGCGCCGCGCTCCAAGATCACCTTCGAGAACGTGTCGTACCCGATCTCGGAGATTCGGCACATCGACTACATCCACCAGACGGTGCTCGAGGACGAGCCCCGGCTGCGGAACGTGATCGACGGCAAGATGCGCGAGGGCCTCCGCCTCGCCGAGGACTACGACATCCTGCACGGCGACGGCCAGGACCCCAACATCCGCGGCATCTTCCAGACGCCGGGGGTGCAGACCTTCAACCGGGCCAGCCGCCCCGGTGACCCGATGACCTCCACCATCCGGCGGGCTCTCACCCGCGTCCAGCTGGCCGAGTACCAGGCCACGGGCGTGGTCGTGAACCCGCTCGACTGGGAGGAGATGGAGCTCGAGAAGGACGACATGGGCCGGCTGACGCTGGTCACCTCGATCCAGGACGGCTCCACCCTCCGGGTGTGGCGGACTCGGGTCATTCCGACCACGGCGATCGCCCAGGGCACCTACCTCGTCGGCGCCTTCGGCATGGGGGCCCAGCTGTTCGAGCGGCGGGGCGCCCAGGTCGACTTCTCGACCGAGAACCAGGACAACTTCGAGCGGCGCGTCGTGACGGTCCGCGCCTACGAGCGGATCTGCCTGACGGTGGACCGGCCCGAGGCGTTCGTGAAGGGCAGCCTGGAGGAGTAGCCGATCCTGAACAAGCGTTGAGGGGCAGACCATCTGGTCTGCCCCTCAACGTGCTCGCGGTTGACGGGGTTGTGGGGTCCAGCAATGCCGGGATGGTGGTGGAGCCAAGCTGAGCTTGGATGCAGTTCCCTCAATGGAGCCCCACGTGATTGAGACGCTAGCTGGGGCGGATTGGGGACGCAAGCATCTCGGCCTCGACATCATCCGCGGCGTGTCGGACCCGAACATCCGCAGATGGTGGCGTCGCGTCGTCGTCTGGCTCTCGGTGCTGTCGCTCGTCGCGACCCCGGCCACGCTCTCTCAGGAGAACCCCGCCACCATTGCTCAGGAGCAGGTAGCGCTCTCCGCTCCGGTCGCGGAGTCGCCGTTCGCTCCGCCGACCCCGACCGGCCGGTTCCGGCCCGCGGCCGTGCGCATCGACGACGGGGTGTGGGTCGGGTACGCGGTCCTCGACCGGGCCACCGGCCAGCTGTGGGGGTCGCCCACCATGCACGAGACGACGTGGCCGGCGTCGATGCTCAAGGCGTGGCTGGCGGCCGATTACCTGGCGCGTACCCCGCACCTGACCGAGGGCGACGGGGAGCTGCTGGACACGATGATCCGGGACAGCGACAACGCGGCGGCCCAGACCCTGTACCGGCGGCTCGGTGGTGACGAGACCTTCCGTCGGATGATCGCCACCTGCGGCCTGACCGACACCACCCCCGGTGGCGGCTGGTCGTTCGTCAGCGTGTCCGCCGCGGACGCCGCCCGGGTGGCGGACTGCATCGCCGACGGGCGAGCCGCAGGGCCACAGTGGACTCCGTGGCTGCTCGATGCGATGCGGACCGTGCGGATCGGTGACTGGGGCATCCGTGACGTCCTGCCCGAGCCGGGGCGGAGCCGGGTGGCGATCAAGAACGGGTGGAACCACTACGTGCGCGACGGGCTGTGGCGGGTCAACTGCATGGCGGTCTCCAAGACGTGGGCCATGGCGGTGCTGGTGCGGTTCAGACCACGGTCGTCGTGGGAAGAGGACTTCGCCTACGGCATCGGCGTGTGCCAGTCAGTGGCTGGTGCGCTGCTGAACCCGGCGTATGGCCGTTAGCGGCCCGCCGGCCCTACCTTCGCTCACCGACCCCCGCATGGAAGGAGCTTCTATGCCACCGCGCCCACGGAGGACGGCCGCTCGCCGGCCGGACCCGGACGAGCTCCTCGCGCGCGAGCACAGCGACCCCGAGGCGGATGCGCTCGTTGACGCGGCGCTCGACGACGAGCTCGCCGCTCAGATCGCCCGAGAGGAGCTTGGGTCCGACACCGGCCTGGACGACGAGGAGGCCCCGACGCCACCGGCTGCTCCCCCGGCGGAGAAGACACCGCCACCGGCCGCTACTCCTCCGGTGAAGGCTGCCGCCGCGGCAGCCGTTGCTGACCCGGGCAAGGTTGTGCTCGACAGCCCAGCGGCCCCGCTCGACCCGCCGCCGGTGCCAGAACCTCCCCCGCCGGTGCTGCCCAAGCCGCGGCCGAACCCCGATGGGGACTTCCTCGGGTTCGTTGACGCCATGGGTCGGCCGCTCAAGCTGGCTGACGCGCTCGACCTGTCGAGCCCGGGGCCGATCGTGAAGGTGCTCCGGCCCATAGAGATCCAGTTCCGGCCGCCCGGGCAGACGACCCCGATGCAGCAGCTCAAGTTCACCGCGGGCAGCTACGTCAGCCGGGCGACCGTGCAACAGATGCTCGCCGCCGAGAAGGCGGTGGAGGCCGCGAGCGGCGGCTGACGACCGTAGACCTCGGGGGCGGGTACGGTGCCCGGCATGTCCGAGCCCGACCCGCCCCTCGTTGTCGACCCCGCGAAGGTCGCGCGTCTCGCCGGTCTCGACCCCAGTCAGCAGGGCGTGCTCGACACCGTGAGAGAGGCGATCCAGGACGTCATCGCTGACGTCGAGGCGTACCTGGGCCGGCCGATCATCCCGGCCGAGTACACCGAGAAGCACGTTCGGGCGATCTACGACGAGCACAGCCGCACCTACGACGTCGAGCACCCGCCGATCGTCCAGATCCTCGAGGAGACCGCCGAACTCGACGAAGACGAGATCGCCACCGGCCTCTACACGGTGCGGTACATCGGCGGCATCGACGCCCGCGAGCGGCCGTACGTGGCGATCCGCCGGTACATCGAGAAGGCGGCCGCGTTCGCCCACCCGCTCGTCCGGCGCCTCGTCGTCCAGGCGAAGGTGCCGCGGCAGATCAAATCCGTCTCCGCCGACGGCCAGTCCGTTACCTACGTGGACGAGCCCAAGACCAACGACTCGACCACCGCCGAGGGCGTGCCGCCGATGTCCACGATGGACAAGTGGCGCATCGCCGGCCGCACCGTCTACATCCGGCCCGGCTGGACCCGACCACCCGAGTACTGAGGGCACCAATGCACCCCGACGAGACCATCTGCCCGGGCATGCTCATCTGGTACGACGTCGCCGACGACGACCGATTCGCGCCCGCTGCGGTACTGGTCTGCTCGCACTGCCGCGAGGTGTTTGTCGCCGGTCAGCCACTCGACCCGCGGCACGCCTTCGCTCCACTCCTGCGTGAAGGGCTAGGGTCCTGACCCGCCGGTAGGCTCAGCGCCATGCCGAACGTCGGAGAGCTGATCGAACGTCGTCGCCGCGAGGGGCACCCGTGCATCCGGCCCGGATGCACGAGCGTCGCCCTCGTCGCCTTCTACGTGCGCGACCCGATCCAGCTGGCTGGCCGTGTCTTCGTCGAGGGCGACTTTGTTGACCTGTGCCCCGACCACGACCACGAGCTGCGAGACGCTGCGCTCACGCTGGAGCTCCAGCTTGGCGAGCTTCCTCGGTTCGGCGTTAACCCACGTCAGTGGGTTCGGCTCTGGGAACCATGCGCCTTCCCCGACTGCACCACGCCCGCCAGCATCCACTACGAGGTGGACGGGCTGACGCCGCTCCGCATCGAGACCAGGACGTTCAGCCCCGGCGCCACCTTCGGTGTATGCGCCGGCCATCACTCGGAGATCAACCCTGGGGCCCGGGCCCACCTTCGGGTGCTCATCATTCCGACCGGGCTGGCAGAGGCCATTATGTTCGCGCACCAGAACCATCAACCTACCCGACGGCCGCTGCTGCCATCGCCGCTTCGCGAGCGGCCTCCATCGCGTTGAGCCGCGCGTTCCACTCCCGCCACCGACGCAGCAGGCAGGTGCGGCAGTCGCGGCGCGGCCGGCGACGTTCGCCCGGCCGGCGCGGCTTGCGCGACCGGATGACGAGGTTCGCGCCGGCCAGCTCGTGTCCGTGCACGCAGTGGGTGGCCCGGCCGTAGATCGCGGGCGGGGACAGGTTACGGGTGGCGTTGACCGGTCGGCTCACCAGGCCGAGGTGGTCGGGCCGGATGCACTGCCGGTGTGGGCAGACTCGCCAGTCCGGGCAGAGGGTCGGCTCGTGGCAGATGTGGTCGAGGGTTAGCCCGGGCGGGATGGGGCCGTGCTCCAGCTCCCACGCGACCCGGTGCGCCTGGCGCAGCTTGCCGCCCACCTTGATTCGGCCGTACCCGCCGCTGGTGTTGCCGGTGTAGCGCCAGCAGGCGCCCATGAACCACCGCCCGGCGGGGGCCGCCGCCACCTCGACCTTGGCGTACAGCCTCTGCGCGAGCGGATCGGTCAGATCCTCGGGTCGCGGTGGCGGCTCATCGACCCACCCAGGTACCGGCCCTTCCACGACGAGCAGCGACACAAGCGCAGGCTAGATCGCCTGTACGACAGGACACAACCTGTCACCGGTCCGTATCGTGCTCGGCCAGCCCGGGGGGGTCTAGGGTGCGGGGCGACGTACGGTCGGCGTCGCCCCGCATCGTCTTCCGAGCGGTCGGTCGCTGCGGACGGCGGGCGAGGCGCCGGAGGGCCCGCCGCTGCCGTGGTGTGAGGTCGCCTGGGTCGACGCGGGTCGGTCCCCCGCCGGGTGGGATGTATCGGCTCATCGCTCTCCAATCGACCTGAGTGATTATCGGTTCAATCGCTTTCGGATACGATGTGTGTGGGGGCAGTCGACCCCCACGATTGGGGGTGAGCCATGGCTTGGCGTGTAGAGGGCAGCGAGGGTCGGTGGATGGCCCACGACGGCAAGTCTGTCTCGGCCGATCCCACCACGACCATCGACGTGCTGCCGTTCGCTGGCCGGCCTGTGCCGGTCACGCCAACCGGGCCCGCCTACCAGCCGACCAGCCCCGACGATGAGGTCGGGCTGTACCTGCTCGCGCTCCACATGATCCCCGGCCCGCACACCATCACGGGCACACCACCCCAGGTGCCCGACCTCGACACCGAGGTGCCGGCCGGCGCTACGCCATAATCGGCGTACGCTGATGGGGTGCCGAAGTGGAAGGTAGCGGGGCCTGACGGCCGGTTTCTCCAAGTTGACGACAAGGGGACCTGGACCGCAGACCGGATCACGCACCAAGAGTGCGTGGAGCAGGCGGGCCGGCCAGTGCCGATGACACCGACGGGGCCGCTCTACATGCCCACCGGACCCCGTGACGAGGCGTGGCTGTACCTGCAGGCACTCCGCATCATCCCGGGCCCTGTGACCGTGACCGGCACCCCACCGGATCTCCCAAGAGTCACAGCTAACCCCGGCGCCATCCACTAGTACGCAAGGCCTCCAACGCCCATACCGTCCTCTCCGAACCGGAGGAGGTCGGTGTGGGCGTTCTGCTTTTCCCAGCCTGGACCAAGGCTCGCGTGTGGCGAGAAGAACTGCATCCACGAGACTGGCGTGGCCGGTTCATCCGGAAGCTGGGGGCGGCAAGCCCGGCCACCGGCCGCGCGCCCAGCCGGGCAACGACCCGGCGGCAGTCGAGCGGCCCACGGCTGACCAGAGCCCAACGGGCTCGCATCGAGGCGGCCCGTGCCGTCCTTCCGGCCAGTCGTGCTGACTGGATGTCTGCCCGGGGCCACTACTTTCCAGCCCAGAAAGAGAGCGAGCGTCGCGTCGCGAAGGTCCGGGCGCAGATGGAGGACACCCGCAGACGGATTGCTCAGCGGGAACAGGAGCTGACGGAACAGCTTCGGGAGTACGGCCTGTCTGCCGACGAGATCGACATGCGTGTAGCCAACGACTACGTGCTCACCAGGGAACGGCGAGAGCTTGCAAACCTCGAGGCCGCTCTCCGCCGGGTCGAACGAGAGGCCCGAACCCGCAACCCCGACCTGGACCCGGACATGCCCGAGGAACTCTGGCCTCGATACGAGGAAGACGCCAACGGCGTGCAGATGCCGCCGGAGGCGTACCACCGCTACCTCGACGCCGTGCTGGACGCTGGCGCGGCACTGGACGAGGCGTTGCAGGCCGCCTACCGGGCAGACCCGGAGATCCAGCGACTTGAGGCTCTGCTTACCCCGGAGGATCTGGCCCCGGTGACCGGTCCCATCGTGGTGACTGAGGAGGGCGTCAGAGGTCTTCCGAAGCGCACTCCGGCCCGGGCTCAACTGGCCCAACGCCGGCAGCAGATCCTGTTCGCGCTGCTCTCTCAGCTCCGCGAGATGGGCGGCGTTTCGCACACGTACGTCACCGAGTGGTACGGGCGCAGCCCTGTGCCGCTGCGCTCCGACTGGAGGGAGCGACTGAAGGCCGCGGAGAAGTTCTTCCCGAGCGACTGGTTGCGACTGTCCGCGCAGGACGAGCTCTACGTGACCGGCGACGCTCGAGGCTCCTACTATCCGGACAGAAAGCTGCTTGGTGTGTTGCCAACCGAGGCTGACCAGGTGCCGTCCGACGGCTTCGGCGACTACGCGCTCGAGACGATGGTGCACGAGCTCGCGCATCGGATGGAGCAGATGGTCCCGGGGCTAAAGGAGCTCGAGTTCAGCTACCTACGCCGCCGTGCAACCGGACCCGACGGCAACCTCGAGCTGGCGCGCGACCGGCAGGATCTGCCGGGTGGCAGCCACTACGCGCGAGGCGAGTGGGTCTACCCGGACGACTGGATCGATCCTTACGTGGGCAAGACGTACGAGGACATTGAGGACGGGCTGCCGGAGCCGGACGATCCCGCGAGCCTGCACTGGGAGGTGTTCTCGGCTGGCATCGAGGAGCTCTTCCGCGTGGTGCCGGAGTACGACGCCGGCCCTGGTTTGCGCCAGTTCACCCTCGGCATCCTGGCTACCCTCGCCCGTGGACAGTAGCGAGTACGCAACCCCCGCCCCGCCAGTACCGTGCCAACCATGGCCGTCCTGCTCGTACCGACGCTGCACGCTGAGCGCATTGAACTGCCCAGCGATGCAGAGCTCGAGGCGGCGATCATCGAGGAGTCGAAGGCGCTCACCATCACCCCTGGTGGGCGAGTCGGTGACGACGCTCGTCTGGGAACACCAGGCGGGCGGCAGAACTGGGTCGACCGGGCAGGCGGCCTCCCCCGCTACATCCGCATCGTGGCCAACGCGCTGCGCCGGCGCGGCATGTCGACCTCGAGGGCGATCGCGGTCGCGGTCGCCACGATGAGGCGCTGGGCGCGCGGCGGCGGGAAGGTGTCACCGAAGGTGCGGGCAGCTGCGGCGCGGGCGGTCGCGCAGTGGGAGGCCATGCGGGCGAGGGCGAGGGCGGACTGATGGTGGTGGTGCTCGCCGATGGCCGGTACAGGGTGCTGAGACTGCCGCACCCGCAGCCGCGGGACGGGCACGGCCTCCCGGTGCCCGGTGGTGGAACGTGGACCGAGTTCGTTGACGGGGCTGCGGGCCAGCAGCCGGATGGGTCCTGGTCTCTACGGCTCGACCCGTCGGTGTGGCCGGTGCACGCCGGCGACACGGTGGAGCGGGAGGACGGGAGTCGGTGGGTCGTTTACGGCGAGCCCCGGCTCAGCGCTGTACCCGACCACCCCGACGTTGACCACGTACGGGTCACCGCGCGGCAGGACCCGCCGGACCCGGACCGCGGCCAACCAGGAGGTCCGCTGTGACGACGTTCGTTCCCGACCGCGACCTGGACTACAAAGTCGCGCGGCTGGTCGCCAAGCGGGTCAACCGCATCACCGAGGAGCTCGTGCGGGAGGCCAAGCGAACCGCGACCGACACCAAGGTGTGGGTCACGATGGAGGACCACAACGTTCGCCCGGAGCACCGGCTGGTGCACGGCACCGAGATCCCTATGAACCTGCGGTTCCTCCTGCCCAGCCCGAACTACGACCGGCAGCACTACGACGTCGGCCCGACCCAGTGGCTGCGGGAACCACGCGACCCCGAGGCGTCACCTGGCCTGACCGCGAACTGCCGGTGCAAGCTGCACATCCGGCAGGGCGGCATCATCCACGACATCCGCACCGACGTGCGGGTCAACGGCACGGAGGTCACCGGCAAGGTGATCGTCACCGGGCCACGGATCGCCGAGTCGGAGTTCGGCAACGGCCACGACAACGGAACCCGCTGGCTCGGGCGAGTTCTGCGCGCCATCAAGCGTCGCCTCGGCCTGTAGGAGCCGGCCATGGTGAGCTTCGCTGACGTCGATCCCGTGCGGATCGTCCTCGCCAGACTCCAGACGAACACGGAACTGCTCGCCGCGATGGGCGGAGTCGACCCTGCCCGGGTGAGCGGGCTGAACGAGCCGCCCTACCCCCACCTTCGGGTGGCGCCCAGCGCGGGCGGCGACGACGGCGTGCTCGACACCCGCCTCATCGGCGAGGTGAACATCGAGATGTGGGGCGATCTCGACGGCAGCCCCGGGTCCGAGCAGCTTCGCCGCCTGCTCTACCAGGCGGTCGAGCACGTGCTGCGCATGGCACGCGAGATCGAGGAGCCGGGCCAGCCCGTCGTCATCCACGCCCACACGGTCGGCACCGCCCGGTGGCAACCGGACCAGGCGACCAAACAGCCCTGCTGGGCGCACACCGTCACCCTGCACCTCCGGCCGGCGTGACTACAGTGGAGCATCCCGCGCCCAGGACGTAAGCCTGGGCGCGTCCTTAGCGTGCCTCTCGTCCGCCAACCAGATGAGAGGCAGCCATCACCATGACCGGTCCGAACCCCGCGAACCTGTTGCAGGCCAAGCTGGTGAGGCTCTGGCTTGCAGCTGTTGGCGCCACCATGCCTTCCGACCTCAGCCAGCCAGGAACCGGCTGGTTCGACGTTGGCTACACGAACCAGGAGTCGGCTCGCTTCCGGGTCACGCCCGAGTTCCAATCGGTCATGGCCCACCAGTCCGACTACCCGGTGATGATCATGCAGGTCTCTACCGCGGCCGGCATCGACATTGAGCTCATGGAGTGGAAGGGCGACAACCTCAAGGCAGTCTTCGGCGGCGGCACCATCACCAACGAGGGCGATGGCCTCTACCGATACAGGCCGCCCGCGTTCGGTGGCCGTACCGAGGTATCCGCGGTCCTCGACGTCTACGACGGGCCCAAGCACTACAGGTTCTGCGCCGCCCGCTGCTTCAACCGGTCCGAGGTCGAGTTGCAGCTGAACAAGCAGCCTGAGACCCGTTTGCCGCTGCGGCTGTCGATCCTCGGCGCGGAGGGGCAGGACGACTGGTACCTGCTCACCAACGACCCCGCTCTGGCCGTGGCGTAGTCGACCGAGCCGAACCACCACACGAAGAGGAAGGACCCCCCTGGTATGTCCACGATGGACGAGTACGAGCTGGATCTGGACGCCGCGCGGCGCGAGGCCAACGCCCAGCCGCCGCGAATCAAGCTGGGCGGCGAGACCTTCACGCTTCCCGTCCAGCTGCCGGCCGCGGTGCTCGACCCGCTGTTCGAGCACAAGCTGGACGACCTGATCACGATCCTCGTCGACCTTGCGGCGGAAGGAAACCCGGCCGACCCCGACAGCGCCGACCTCACCGATCTGTTCGCGAAGGTTCGTGAGCGGCCGCTGATCCTGGTGAACCTGCTCGACGCGATCCACGAGGTGTTCCGGCGGCTCATCGGCGAGGAGCAGTGGCCGCGGTGGCGGTCGAAGAACCCGTCCATCCCGGACTACATCAAGGTGGCCAAGTTCGCGTGGTCGGTCTACGGGGTGAGCCTGGGGGAAGCATTGGGCTTCGGTACCTCCTCCAGCAACGGTGGAGGTACATCGAGTCGGACCTCCGTGCGCAAGGCGTTGACGCGCGCCGGGTCTGGCTCCCGGCTACGCACCCAGACCTGATCGGGCTCCGCCTGCTCCGGGCGCACCTACGGGCACTTCCAGAGCAGGCAGCCACACGCCAGAGGAACCCGCAGGCCCCGCATTGGGACCTGACTCACGAGCTCCTCGCTCTCCTCCTCGAGGAGACTTCGGTGCTCACCGCGGACCGACGGCGCCGGGAGCCCATCAAGGTGCCGCGGCCCGACAGACCACAGACCACCCCCGGGTCAGTGACGCTGTTGGATATGGCGCGCCGCATGGCGGCCGCCGGCCGCGTGAGGGTGGTCCAGGAAGGTGACCCAGCCGGGTGACACCGAGGAAGCCGGCAGGCTAGAAATCTCGGTCGTTGCGCAGCTCCGCGGATTCGCCGCGGAGCTGCGCCGCGGTGTCAACCGCGCGGCGGCCCTGATTCGCGCGGTCATCGACACCAGGGCCAACACGTCACCGTTCCTGTCCGAGGCGTACGCCGCTGCCCAGACCGTCTCACGTACCACCCGGGCAACCATCCGCGTCGACGCTGACACCAACCCGGCCCGCACAGCCATCAATGGTCTCCTGAGCGCGCTCCGAACGGCCGGCGGCGTCCTGACCCGGACAGTCCTCATCGGAGGCATCGTCTCCGGCCTGTCCGTGCTGGTGACCTGGCTCGCGGCGAGTGCAGCGAACCTGCTCGCCTTCGCCGGCGCCGTCATCCCGGCTTGGCAGGCGCTCGGGATTCTTCCCGCCGCTCTGACGACGGTCATTGGCCTGTTCGCCACGCTGGCGGTCGGTGTCCAGGGTGTCGGCGATGCGCTCAAGGAGACCTTCTCCGCCTACGCCACCTTGGCCGCCGGCGGGAAGCTGTCCGCCGCCGAGCAGGAGCGCCTGGCGGAGGCCCTCGAGCGGCTCTCCCCTGCTGCGCGCGATTTCGTGCTGCGCATCTCCGAACTCGCTCCGGCCTTCACCCAGCTGAGGCTTGACGTCCAAGAGCGGCTCTTCAACGGCCTCGGTGAGAGCGTCGCCAGGCTCGCCACCTCGTTCCTGCCGGAGCTGCAGATTGCTCTCACGGCCACCGCCGGGGTCATCAACTACCGCCTCCGCCGAGCCCTCGAGTACATCGACACCGAGGCCACCAAGAACTCGTTCTTCCGCGTCCTCATCAACGGCAAAGAGCTCGTCGACAACCTGCTGTCGGGCCTCGGCCCGATGCTGCAGATCTTCCTCGACATCTCCGAGGTCGGCGGGGACATCCTGGCCGACTCAACCATGGGCTTCCATCTGGCAGCCCAGGCGGCGGCCGAGTTCGTCCGCCACGCCAAGGAAACCGGCCAGCTGCGGGAGTGGATCGAGGAGGGCCTCGAGGTCCTCAAGCAGCTCGGCCGGGTCATCGGCAACGTCGCCAGCGGCGTCGGCGCGATCCTGGAGGCGGCCAACAAGGCGGCCGGACCGGGCGGTGCGCTCGGCGCTCTCGTGGCCATCACTGGCGCCTTCGCCAACTGGGCCAACTCCGTCGAGGGCCAGGCGGCACTCCTCAACTTCTTCTACGCGCTCGAGGACCTCGGCGAGCAGGCCACCCCTGTCTTCATCGCGCTCGTCAACGCGATCGCCAACGGGCTCGCGCCGGCGATCGCCTCCCTTGTTACCGGCGTCGCGCCAGCCCTGGTCTCTGTCCTCGACATCCTGGGTCGCGGGCTGCAGGAAATGGCGCCCGCGATCGGCCAGCTGGGCGCGGTCTTCGGCGAGATCTTGCGGCCGATCGCGGTGATCCTCGTCGAGCTCCTCAAGTCTGCCCTTCCCGGGCTCGTCGTTTTCGCCGAGGCCGTCGCTGACGCGCTCTACGCACTCGTACCGGCCGCCGAGCCTGTCGGTCGGGCCCTCGGCGAAATCATGCGGGCGCTGGCGCCTCTGCTGCCCGTGATCGGCAAGCTCGCCGCGGTTCTGCTGGTCGGGCTGGCGCAGAGCCTCGCCGCCCTCGCGATGCTCCTCGCGCCAGTCATTGAGCTCGTCTCCGCGCTGGCATCGGCATTCCTCGACGAGCTACTGAAGGCGCTCCTGGAATCGCGGGCTCTCGACCAGTTCGCGGAGATGATGCGCCAGGTATCGGCGGCTCTACGGCCGCTGATCCCGCTGGTGACGGCGTTCGCTCAGCAGGCCGCCCGCGAACTGATCGGCGCGTTCGAGGAGCTGCAGCCGCTGCTGTTCGAGCTCACCCGGACGCTGATCAGCCAGCTTCTTCGGTACCTGCCGCAGTTCATCGCCGCCGCGCGCCCACTGGTGCCGCTCTTCTTCGAACTCGCCCGTGAGGTCGGTGGGGCGCTCTTGGACGCCGTGCGGCAGCTGATCCCTCACATCCCGACGCTCTTCCAGGCGTTCCTTGACCTGGCCTTGGCGCTGGTGCCGCTGTCGCCCATGGTCGCCGAACTCGCCATCGTGGCGGTCAGGCAGCTGCTGCCGGCGTTCCTCCAGCTTCTGCCGACGATCGTCCAGCTGATCGTCAGCGTCACCAGACTCCTCACCGCATTCACCGAGAAGGGCCCGTCCGGGTACAGCCTGCTGGACGCCTTCCTCCTGCTCATCCAGCTGATGCTGGAAGCCAACGTGAAGGTTGGTCCACTCGCCTTCGCATTCTGGGCGCTCAAGACCGCCCTCGATGTTGTCAACGGCGCCCTCAACTTGATCAACACGCTGCTCGGCGGGGTCGGAAGCGCGCTCCGGACCGTCCGTGACTGGGTGGACCGGCTGGCAAGCGGGCTGGGGAGTGGCCTTGCGACAGCGCTCCAGGTGGGCCGGTCGCTGTTCGACTCGCTGCGTGGCGCCGCGGCGAGCCTGGCCAGCTCGTTCTGGACCATCGGCCGAAACATCATCTCGTCGCTCATCAGCGGCCTGTGGTCGCGAGCCCAGGACCTCTGGTCGACCGGCAAGAGCATCGCCAACGGCCTGGCATCTCAGGTTCGGGCCGTGTTCGGCATCCGCTCGCCGAGCCGATTGTTCAGGGAGTTCGGCCAGCAGATCGGCGCTGGCCTCCGGCTCGGCCTCGAGGACAGCCGAAGCGGGCTGGCCGCGACGATCGAGAACCTCGCGGCGACGCTGACCGGACCGTTCGCGATGGCACCGACCGCGACACAAGCCGGTCACCAGACCAACATCCACCTCCACGGGTCACACCTGACCGCGGAGGAGCAACTAGAGATGCTGGGAGCCCGAATCGCCTGGGAGATGAGGAGGGCAGGATAGGTGCCCATCCTCTCCGCCCCACCTGCATCGTCAGGGCCGGGTCTCCCGGTCGGCATGAGGCTCGGCCACACGTGGGCCCGGCTCGGCGACATCGTGGTCGGCGAGGTCGACGCCAACCACGTCGCCTGGGTGCTCACCGACCTTGACGGCTGGTGGGATTCGCCAGAAGCCGGCGGGACCACCACCAACAAACCGACCGACCACGGCGTGTGGGCCGGACCGGCTTACATGACTGGCCGGACCATCCGGCTGACCATCACCATCAGCGCGCCCGACGAGGAACGCCGGGACGTTGCGCTCGCCCAACTCGAGGCCGCGGTCCCGTTCACCCCGACCGCCCGACTCGTGGTCGACTCAAAACCGCAGCCGACCTGGGCGCTGGTCCGGCGGACCGGCCAGCTGCTCGTCGACAAGCCAAACCCCCGCACTGCCACCGCCCAGGTGTCGCTGCTGGCCCCCGATGCTCGCCGGTACGGCCTATACCCGGCGACCGGGGAGGTAGGAATCTCAACCGGCCCGGGCCCTGGGCTCACGCTGCCAATCACGCTGCCGATCGTGCTCGGCTCGCCTGGCGGCGCCGGTCACCTGCTCATCGACAACATCGGCAGCATGCCGGCCCCGTGGACCGCCATCATCACCGGGCCGGTCACCAACCCGCGCATCGTCAACGACACCACCGGGGCAGTGCTCGAGCTCAGCCTCACCCTTCGCGCCGGGGAATACCTGCGCCTGGATGCCTCGACCGGCCAGGTGCGTGACCAAGCCGGTGGCGACCGATCGGGCTGGATTACCTACGGCACCGACTGGTGGCTGCTCGCCCAGGGCCGCAACGCAATCCGGTTCGCAGGGACGACCACCGGCCACCCGCGTCTGTCCATGACCGCCTACCCCTGCTGGAGCTGATCATGCCTACTGCACTCACGGGCGTCTGGGTCGATGGCCAGCCGCAGCCCATCAACGCTGAGGCGCTGCGACTGCTGGCGCTCGGCGTGTTCGTCGCCGGCGACTCCCCCATCGGTGTGCGCGGAGGAATCCGCTGGACGCCCGGCCACCCGGGGCTGGTGACCGCCGCGCCAGCCGGGTTGGCCGTCCGTATCAACCCGTTTTTGGCGATCATCCCTGGCACCGAGACGGGCACGCAGGCTGGCTACGCGGTGGCGCTGACGGCACAGGCAGAGGAGGCGCTCACCCCGGCAGATCCGTCGTTCGACCGGCTCGACCTCATCGTGGCGCGGGTGGTCGACAACGCCGGCAGCACCACCTACACCGTCGAGCCAGTGACCGGCACCCCGGCAGCGCTCCCCGCCGCCCCCACACCACCCCCGAACAGCGAGATCCTCGCCGAGGTGCTCGTCGGCGCCGGCGCCACCGAACCGACGACCATCGTGGACCGTCGCCGGTGGCTGGCCGGCATCGAGCTACCCCCGTCGTCGCTGACCGTCGAGTTCACGAGCGACACCCCGGAGTCAACAACCTCGGAGACCTGGGCTCCGCTGGCCGGTGGTCCCCAAGGCGTCTTTGTCGCGCCACCGGAAGGGCAGGTCTTGGTGACGGTCGCTGCCCGGCTTCGGCTTCTCGCCGGCGGCGGCTGGGTCGCGTTCTCCGCGCGCATCGACGGTCCCCTCTCCTACCAGCGCCTGCCGAACTCCCGCGACGCTGTGAGGACCAGCGAGGTGTCCGACCTGATCGATGGCGGAGACCAGAAGGCCAACTCGTTCCTGGTCACCGGTTTGACCCCGGGCGAGGAGTACTCGGTCACCGGCGTGGCCAGGGTTGACGACCCCTCCACCCTATGCTCGATCGCCGAACGACGCATCATCGTCCAGCCCGCGGGCAGGTGAGCCATGCCCATGAGGGTCTGGACATCTGACCTGCTCACCCAGCGCAAGCTGTGCCACAGCCTGCCCATGAGCATCCGCCGGTACACGCTAAGCCTGGGCGCGCCGACGGTCATCGAGGGAGAGGTCAGCCTCGACGCACCGGACCACCCAGTCCCGCTCCTTCCTGAGCGGAAGTCAGTGCTGTGGATCGAGGAGGACGAGGTTCTCGTCGCCGGTGGCATTGTTTGGACGACCGAACCGAACCTCCGGAGTCGCACGCTCCGCGTCTCCGCGGCAGGCCCGCTGTCCTACCTCGACCGGCGGCGCATCCCTGAGAACACCCAGTTCGAGAACATCGACCAGTTCGAAATCGTTCGGACTCTCGTTGACGCGGTACAGGGCGCCTCCGCCGGAGACATTCACCTCCAGGTGCGCCCCGACACCGACAGCGGCGTCAAGCGGGATCGATCGTACGCGATCAATAAATACGTCGGGGAAGCGATCGCCGAGCTGTCTCGAGTCGAGAACGGATTCGACCTGCGCGAGGAGTTCGCCTACGACGCGCAGCAGCGGCCGACGTGGGCGTTGCGGCTCGGCTACCCGTTCCTGGGTCGGGTCTACCCGCAACTGCTCTGGTACCGGGAGATCCCCGGCCAGCCCCTCGCGGGCAACATCGCCGAGTACCGGTGGCCCAGCGACGGAGCCTCGAGCGCGAACCACTGGCTCGCGCTCGGTGCAGGCACCGGCTCGGGCCAGCTCATTGCGTCCGCCATCGACACCACCGAGACCGATGCTGGCTACCCCCAGCTCGACGGGATATCCAGCTACCTCGACGTCATCGAACCGGAGACGTTGGCGGCGCACGCCGCCGAGGATCTCCGCATCGCGCTCGGCAATCGGGTCGTGCCAGTCATCACCCTACGAGGGGAACACGCCCCGGCCCCGGGCAAGATCCTGCCCGGCGACTTCGCCCGGGTCCGGTTGACGTCCTGCTACCACCTGCCCGGCCCTGGCGGCAGGCCAGGAGTGGACAGCTACTTCCGGGTCGTGCAGGTACAGGTCACACCGGCCAGCCGCGACGCGGTGCGCGAGGTGGTCCTCACGATGGCGCCCATCTCAGTCGGACCCCCGGAGGTGATGTAGGTGCCCGGCTACAACCGTCCGTCCGACACGCTCGCGCTGCTTCTGGAGCGGTTCCAGGAGCTGCAGCAGCGTGTTACCCGGCTCGAGGCCGGCGGCCGCGGCACCCAGGCGGTGGACGCCGGGTCCAAGCTCTTGGTGCGCGGCGGCGTGATGCTAGTGACCGACTCCGGCGGGCAGACCAGGTTTGCCACCGGCGGCGGTGACGACTCGTCCGCACCGCCATGGCCCGACCCTCAGCACAGGCCGATCCTGCAGATCCGCCGCCCTGGCGGTGCATCGGCGCCGCCGATCTTCGTCATGTACGAACGGCAGCCAGACGCCAACACGCCGCTGTGGATGTTCGTCGACGCCGCCGGCAACCCGGTGCTCGGCGAGAGCCCTACCGGGCTCGGCCTGTGGGCGAGGCTTGACTTCGCCCCCGTCGGGTCGGTCCAGTACTTCGCTGGCTCGAGCGCACCCTCGACCTGGGCGATCTGCGACGGTGCGGAGATCAGCCGTGCCGAGTACTCAGAGCTGTTCGGCCTGGTCGGCACCAGCTTCGGGAGCGGCAACGGGACGTCGACCTTCAATCTGCCGAACCTGTTGGCCAGCACCCCGAGCGGGCTCATCCCGATCATCAAGGTGAGGCGCTATGGCTAGGCATCCATTCGGAGGCGGGCCCGACGCGGTGGTAACCGGCCCGGACGGGGCCGTAATCCCTGGCGCCACCGTCATCATCCGGGACCTCGCCGGCCAGCAGATCACCGACCTGCAGACACCGGACGGCACCCCGATCCAGGTGGTCACCGCCGACCAGCTGGGCCGGTTCACATTCCTCGGGCCCGACGGGGTGCAGAAGCTCATCGCCGACTGGGGTCATGGCCGGGTGCTGCTACACGCCACCGACTTGGACGAGACCGTCGACCAGCTCGCAGCGGCCACGACGGTGCTCACCAACGACGTCGCCGCGATCCAGAGCGAGCTCGATGCGATTGAGGGGTCCGTTGGGCAGTCTCGCGGTCTGGTGCCGCTCGACGGCGACGGTCTGATTCCTCGCCGATACCTACCCCCGTTCCCGGTTGCTGCCGACGAGCTCAGTGCCTTCCTGGACGTGGAGATCACCGAGCCGCCCGCCGACAGCACGCCACTGGCTTACTCGGCCTCGCTCGGTAAGTGGACCCCTGGCCGGGCTGGAACCGTCGCTCGCGTCGCGAACCCGCCGAGCCCGCTCATCATCGCCTCACGCACCGGGGAACCGGTCTACCCGGCGAACAGCCTCGCTGGCGCGGCCGCCCTCGCCGCGGCCGGGATCGCGGTCGACGTGACCTGCAACGTCACCGCGGACGGGGTAGCGGTCTGCACGGTCAACCCCATCCCCGGCGGGTTCAGCATTACTAACCCCGAGAGCTACTACTACGCGGCGCTGCTCTCGACCATCCGACCGAACCTCGATGTCGGCGTGTACGACACCGCCCGAGCCATCCCAACGCTGGACGACATACTGCGCGTCACCGGTGGCCGGGTGATCGTCACGATCGAGTGCCAGTCGGCGGCCGCGGTCGCCAAGGCCACGCAGGTCGTCCTACGGCGAAACCGGGAGAAGACCGTCATCATCCAGAGCTTCACCCTGGCCGACCTGGCGCCGGCGGCCGCGGCCGGTATCCCCTGCATGCTGCTCCACACCGACGGGGTTGGCCTGGACCCAGCGGCCCTGCTCGCGGCCGGCATCCAGTGGGTCGGGCTGTCGACCGCGGCTTCGGCCGACACGGTGGCGGATCTGATCGCGGGCGGGCTACGGGTCGCGATCTACACCATCCGGCTCCACACCGACCGTGAGCTGTGGCTGTCTCGAGGCGTCCACGCCCTCTTCACAGCCGAGCCTGTCTACTTCAACCACGACACGACGAGCTACCGGCTGCCAGAAGCGCCGTTCGCCGGCCGAAGCCGCATCCACGGCCTCCGCTCTCTGCCGAACGCGCCGATCCGGACCTCGTTCACGACCTCCGGCCACTGGTTCGTCCGCTCCACCGACAGTTCGACCGTGTTCGTGCTGCAGGGCTGGGCCTGTCCGTTACCGCGGCCTCAAGGCCCGTACTCGATCGTCATCGAGCTCGAGCCCAACTTCACCCACGGGGCGGACCCTGACCTGGCCGATGCTCTGTTCGCGATCGCGCTCTGCTGCCCAACCGACAACATCATCGAGTCGCCCCCGTCGGAGACTGACGGCTATCACCTGCTCGTGCTGCACGCCGACGGTGAACTGGCCTGGCGGCGCTACGACGCTGGCGTCGAGACCGAGGGGCCGGCGTTTCGCACCCCAAGCATGGTCACGGGAGCGCTGGTCACGCTGACGATCATCGTCACGCCGACCGAGCTGATGGTGGAGCGAGATGGCTCCTTTCCGCTGGTCTGGTCCGAGTGGGACATCACCCCTCGCCGCGGCCCCTACTTCTTTGTCGGCGTGGGCGGCCACTGGGAAGGCACGATCCGCCGCATCGAGGTGATCTAGGATGCGCAGACCCTTCGGAGGTACCCCTGACGCGCGCGTCGAGGACCCGCGCACCGGCGCGGCGCAACCGGGCGCGCAAGGCACCGTGTGGCGTCTCGACGGCATCACCCGGGTCACCGACATCCAGACCCTCGACGGGCACCCGATCCCGGGTGGGGTGCTGGTCGCCGACGAAGACGCGCTGGTGGCTTTCTTCGGCCCGGACGACGGCACCGACCGGCTGCTGCTGGACTTCGGCTACGGCCGGTTCCTGGTCGAGGCGGTCGACGCCGGCTCGCGCGTGGCCGACGCCAGCGACGCCACCGAAGACGTAGAGGACCAGGTGGCCGAAGCGGCATCCGAGTTCGTCGGGTTCGCGGCCACCATCGGGCAGCCGAACGGACTGGCCACACTGGACAGCACAGGACGGGTGCCGGTCTCGCAGCTGCCGACGCTACCGACTGGAGCGCGCTCACTCACTGACCTGGCCGACGTCGACGTGCCGACGCCGGCGCCGCGCGGTACCGCGCTCGTCTATGACGCCGCGAGCGGCAAGTGGCGCCCTGGATACCCAGGGCACGCCGCCCTGGTCGACGACCCCGACCTGTGGCCGCTGATCTTCGCCGCGCGAACCGGGCAGAACGTCCACCCCCACAACACCCTCGAGGGTGTCGCCGCGCTGGTGGCTGCTGGGATGCCGGTCGACGTCACCTGTAACCCGACCATCGACGGGGTGCCCGTTTGCGTAGTGGACCCGCTGGACACCCACACGGTGCTCGAGGGCAGCCCGTGGCAGGTCTACTCCTCAGCCCTGAAAGGCCGCGTCGTGGACTGCGACACCTGGTTCGGGGCGACGTGGCCACGTACCTCGGTGCCCACGCTCCGCGAAGTCCTCGCACTGACGCGCGGGCAGGTGCCGCTGGCGATCGAATGCCAGACCGCCAATGCCGTCTTGCAGGCGACCGCCGAGGTGGTCAGGTCCCGTCGGGAGAAGACCGTCATCATCCAGAGCTTCACCCTGGCCGACCTGGCGCCGGCGGCCGCGGCCGGTATCCCCTGCATGCTGCTCCACACCGACGGGGTTGGCCTGGACCCAGCGGCCCTGCTCGCGGCCGGCATCCAGTGGGTCGGGCTGTCGACCGCTGCATCCACGAACACCGTCGCGACGCTGCTGGCCGCTGGGATGCGCGTCGTGATATGGACCATCGACCGTCAGGTAGCCCGAGACGAGGTGCTGGCGGAAGGGGTACACGGGATGTTCACCCGGGAGCCTCAATACATCGGGCTTCCCCCATCTGTGTACCGGCGCACGAACCTGACGTTCGACGGTCAAACGTGGCCACCTGGTTTCGTCCCTGGGTCGAGCGCCCCGGGCCGCGGCCAGTTCGTGCCACCAAACTGGTGGCAGACACCCCCCGCCGCCGCCGGGGGTGCCCATTGGCTGTGTGGGTGGCTTTCCCCTGTCCCGTCACCGACGGGCACCTACCAGGTGCAGGTAGACATTCGCGTCGACGCGAGTTCCGACACCACCAGCCATGCAGGTTTGATCGTCGCCGCCCCCACCGACGCATCCGGCAGCCTGTCCGGCTACATCGGCTTCCTTCGGGTCAACGGCCAGCTCGTCCTGCAGCGGCTGACCTCGGGATCGACCTCCTCGCTCGGAACCGCTTCGACGCCGGCGTTGTCCGTCGGTTCCACGGCGACCCTTCGGTTCACAGTGACCCCGACCTCGGTGACTCTAGAGCGCGTCGGCTCATCCTCGGTCGTCGGCAACGACGCCACGCACCGCGGCGGCTACGTATCGCTGTACGCCACTATTTCGGCCAGCAACCAGTTCTCGTTCGCCAACATCACGGTCACCTAGGAGCGCCACCGTGCCCAGGTTTCTGTTCGGCGGTACACCCGCGCTCGTCACACGATCGCCGGCCGGCCCCGCCATCCCGGGCGCCCGCGGCACCGCCTGGTCAGCCCAAACCGGCGGCGTCCGCTACACCGACCTGCTCGACGAGGAAGGCCGACCGATCCCCGACGGTGTGCTGATCTCCGACCGACAGGCCCGCCTCCGGTTTTTCGGCCCCAACAACGTTGACGAGTTGTGGGTGGACTTCGGCCGCGGCCGGCTCCTGGTCCACGCAACTGGTCTTGCTGACCGGATCGACGCGATTGAAGACGCGCTACTGGTCGCGACCACCACAGCGCAGGACGTGACCGCCCGCCTGCAGACGCTTGAGGCATCCGCCGGGCAGCCCAACGGTCTGGCCACGTTGGACAGTGGTGGCAGAATTCCCGCCGAGCAGCTGCCGGCCGCGGTGCCGCCACGGCTCGCCGAGCTGTCCGATGTCTCCCCGGTGCCGCCACTCGACGGCACGTTGCTCGTCAACCCGGACGGGCAGCTGTGGCGGCCAGGGTTCCCTGGGCCAGAGTTCTACCCGGACGAGCTGCCCAAGGGCGTGGCCCTGCTCGACATCCGGCTCCCCGGCCAGATGCCCGGACCGTATCCGCAGACCCTCGCGTGGGCTGTATCAGCATCAATCCCGATCTGGGTCGACGTTATTCGCACGGGCGAAGGCATCCTCGTGCCCTCGGCCTTCCTCAGCCAGCTCAACCCGCACCTAGGGCTCTCGACCGACATCGCGAGCATCTACCAGTCGCCGCTGGCCACAGCGATCGGTCATCCCGCCGCGGCCGACCTCTCGTTCGGTACTTGGTCCACCGGGTACCCGGTCATCACGGTCGACGAGATCCTGACCCAGGTGGACGGTCGCGTGCCGGTATTCCTGTTCGCCTCGAACACCGCCGACGTTCCCGCGATCGTTGAACTCGTTCTCCGCCACCGCGCCCAGGAATGGGTTGTGGTCGGTTCGATCGGCCTCGCCGGTGCCGCGGCCGCGGCCCAAGCCGGCATCCAGGCGATGGGGTACGCCTCGAGCCCCAACCTCGGTGGCCACCGGCCGCCGCCGGCGATGGTGATTGCGACCGGGGCCCGATGGCTGCTGTTCGCCGCAGACAGCGCGTATCCGGAGCTCGCGGAACAGTACGTCGCAGCGGACCTCCGTGTTCTCGTGCACGCCTTTGACCACGTGTCGCGGGACGAGTGGGGCGACGGGCCGTATGGCTGGATCACGTCCGAGCCGCTCTACCTAGGCGACCCCGGCCGGTACCGGACCGCCGCGAGCCCGTACCGTGGCCAGGCACCCTGGCCGGGCATGTTCGTCAAGCACGGGGTGGCGGATCGAGGGACGTTCCTGGCGCCGGATCGGTGGGTGGTGCCCCAGCTCTTGTCCGGCCCATTCGAAAGCTCCACCTGGGTCACCCAAGGCTGGGCCAACCCAATCCCCTACGACGTCGATGGCGCCGCCGAGATCCGCTGGACGTGGCGAGCCGAGTCGGTTGGCGACGCCTCCGGGTGGACGTGGACCGCGCACCTGTCCACTACGGACCAATCCGCCGAGCTCAACGGGTACGAGGTTCGGCTGGCGTACCCGTCGGGAAAGCTATCGGTCCACCGGTGGGTCGATGGCGTCGTGACCGAGCTGGCTTCCGCCACCGTCCTGGGCTTGTTGCCCGGCCAGGACGTTCAGATGGAGCTGCACGTAGTGCTGAACGAGATCCACGTCCTGCGTAATGGCGTTAAAACCCTCATCGTCGAAGACGACGACCTCCTGACCCAACCGCCGCGGTACCTTTCGTTCGGCCACGCCATCGGGCCCGGCCCAGGCCTAGAGGAGCCTGGCGGCCTCAAGCTACCCGGGGCGGTAGGCAGCTTCGCGTTTACCCCACACCACCCGGCCCTCACCACCCCCAACCGGTTCGGCGTCCGGGTGGAGATCACGCCCAACACATGGAGGCCGGCCAGCGAGCAGACGATCGCGGCCAAGTACATCGGCATCGGCCTTCGTCGCTCTTGGCGTCTGAGGCTTCAGTCCGATGGGCGGCTCCGGCTCGACGTCTCCAACGACGGGTTCTCAACAGAGAACTATGTGTCCACGATCGCGGCCGCGTCGCCGTCGGCTGGCCGTCTCTGCGTCGGCCTCGACTGGGCTGGCCACGCCGGCTCCGTTTCGCGGTGCATCTACTACACCGCGCCGAGCATGGACGGCCCCTGGGTCGAGCTCGGTGACCCGCTGGAGGCGGCTGAGCTGACCATGCTCTCGTCGGACGCCCCCGTCGAGGTGGGGAGCCGGGAGGGTGGGACTCTCGAGATGTTCGCCGGCACCATCCACTCCTTCGAGCTCCGCGACGGCGGCTTCGACGGGGTGATCGTCGCCAAGGTCGACTTCTCCAGGCTCGCCCCTGGATTGACCACCTTCCTGGATGCCACTGGTCGCACGTGGACGGTGCAAGGCTCGGCAAGGATCGTGCTGCCGCCAACCCATTTCGTGTCAGTCCGCGCCGCCGAGATCACCACCCACGAGGGTCCGATCGAGCCAGCCCTGTACGACGTGGACCGCTATGACAGCGACGGCCTCACCGTCGCAGCACCGTTCCAGGTCGGTGTCGACACCGCCCTACTCGTCAACGTGGACGCCCCGGCGCTCTGCCCCACCGACCCGGACGAGTTCCCGCTCGTCATCGCGGTCGCAGACTGGGAGCTCGAGGTCACCGCCATCACCGGCGCTTCCAGCCCGCAGGCGTTCACCATCTCGCAGACGCCGGTGGCTGGGCCGGCCACCGGCACGATCCCGGCCGGGGCGGAGATCCATCCAGCGAAGATCCCTAGGTACCTGCCTTGACTCGGATCTGACCCTGGGACGGTAACGCGCATCGCTCGGCACCATCCCGATCGACCTAAACTGCGATCGGGAGGTCTGTCCCGTGACACTGCCCGTCATGCCCCTCGGCAGGATTCGCGCCGAGCAGCATGTCATCAAGGTTCAGTCGTACACGCCGCAGCTGCTTGCCGAGAACACCAACCCAACGCTGGGTACCGATCCACTAGTACGCGGCCGCTGGTGGCGTGACCCCATCACCGGACGGGTGTGGGGCGACTTCATTATTAAGTTCGGCACCGCGGGCACTTCTGCCGGTAACGGCATATACAGCGTCACCATGCCCACGGCGTTCGATGGCTTCGAGTCGACATCCGTTGGCCAGGCCGACATTCTGGGCTGGTTCAGCATCCGCGACGACTCCGCCTCGTCGGCGTCTCGCCGAGGGTACTTGACCCGCAACACCCAGGCCGGTGGCCCCGGCGGTGTGGCACTGGTCCACCTGTCAATCTTGGACGGAACGAACGTCCGAGTGGACCACCAGACACCATGGACGTGGGCCCCACGCGATGCGATCGCCGGCAAGTTTGACTACATGAGCCCGATCTAGCGATCGGTGACGGTAGCTGTTACCGCCGCCTATGGTTGCGGGCATGGCTCGCAACACGGTCAACGCAGGGCCCGGTGGGGTCGCTCTCGCATTCCTGTCTCTGTTCGACGGCACCGCCACGAACGTCACCCACGCCTACCCGTTTGCATGGACGAATGGCGATGCGGTCGCGGCCACGTTCTGCTATCCGGGCCCGCCCTGACGCCGCGACATTAGTCCGGACCGCTTGACAACATCCTCTATCCATTCCGCGGGAAGTCACGAAAGGCTGCCATGACTCAGCCAGGCCCCCTCGGCAAGATCCGGGTCGAGCATCACGCCATCCAGATGCAGACCTACCAGCCGCAGTTGCTGGCGTCGATCACTAACCCGTCGATCGGCGCTGGAAGCACGGGCGGGCGCTGGTGGCGTGACCCGATCACAGGGAGAGTGTGGGGCGAGCTATACATCCTCTTCGGTCAAGGCGCCAATCCTGGCGACGGCATATACAGGGTGACCCTTCCCACGCCGGCAACCGGGTTCTTCTCCGGCGGATCGACCGGGCGAGCCGACATCTGGGGTCAGTTCACCGTCCGCGACGACTCCAACACAGGGGGGTCTGTGCTCGGCTTCCTGACGCGCAACACGGGGAGCGGTGGCCCCGGTGGAGTCGCGGTGGCGGACCTGTCGCTCCTTGACGGCTCAGGAGCGGCATACATCCGCAACAACGTGCCCTTCCCGTTCGCCCCCGGGGACGCGATCGTCGGCAGGTTCGACTACATGAGCCCGATCTAAGCGATCGGTGACGGTAGCTGTGACCGCCGCCTATGGTGGCGGGCATGGCCGGTGCGCACAGGAAACCACCGCGCCGGCGCCTCCCCACGGGCTTCCGATCCGTTCGAGATCTGGTGTCCTACCTCCTCGGTGCCGGCGTCCTGATCTACGAGGTCGTCGTCACCGACGAGATGCGGTGGGGAGTCATCACCGTGGCGATGGTGCTCCTCGGCCTTCCGCTTGCCCTCGGCTCCGGTGACCCGGCCGGCCGTGAGCACCGCGAGGACGCAAGAGGAGGCGACCGCGCATCCTGGCGGGCATGACTGACGTTCTCCTGTGGACAGACGCTCACTCGCTGGCGCTGGCGCTCGGCGTTGTCGCCTCCCTGCTCACCTCGCTCGTCACCAACGTCCACCCCGAGTGGTGGACGGGCTGGAAGAAGCAGCTCGCCGCGCTCGTCATCGCGGTGTGCACCGGCGTAGGCGACGCGATCGCCACCGGCCAGATCACCAACGGCATGCACTGGCTGACCGTGGTCGCCGTCGTCGTCGCCGTCTCCGAGGCGGCCTACCGAACCGTGCTGTCCCGCATCTCCGCGGCCGTGCAGAACCAGCAGAAGACGGTGGACGGCCAGGTCGTCGGTGCCGTGGTCGATACCCCCTACCCGGACGGGCGTGCGGTGGGTGTGGCGTCGGTCAACACCAGCCACCCGGAGGGCTACCCGACGGCGGCTGCGGCCTCGTCCTCGCCCTAGGCCCGCTCCCGCTCCTCGCGGAGCAGCTGGAGGAACCGACGGGCATGCCCGGGGGTGAGCTGGACCAACGCGCGCATACTCACCGGCGAAGGGCGGGTATCCACCAGCGTCCGCCAGTCGTCCGCGTACTCCTCGGCGAGCCGCTGGAAGGCCAGCCGACGCAGGGAAGGCGGGCCTGCCTCGGTATCAGCCAGGCTGAGCAGCACGGCGCGCTCAGCCTTCGCCTGCTCGCGCCGGTGCCGCCACGCGGCGCGGTCCTTCTCGGGGGCGCCGTGACGGTCGCCGTGCCGATCCGCGTATCGGAGCACCTTCGCGATTGCCTTTTGCGTGCGGCGCCGAAGGGCTGGGTGCCGGAACAGCACGGCGAGATCGTCGGGCCGGCCGCGGTCAAGGTAGGCGATGAAGGCTTCCCGGTACTGGTCGTCCTCAGCCATGCCCAGGGCAGCAAGCCGGGCAGGATCTACCTCTACAGGCATGGGCACCCCCTCAGACGGTCGCTCAACGTCACATCGGATGGTACCGGCCGGAGATCAGGGCGAGCCATTCGCCTCGCCCCGGGGAATCTTGCTACAGTCACTACGACAGGTCTCAGACTTGTCGCAGCGAAAAGCATCCGCTGCCCTGGGTTAGGCGCCAACGCGGTCGGAGTGTACCTTCCGCCGGCCGGCCGGCTGTCTCTACAGCTGGTGTGCCAACCCTGGGGGCCCGGGTGCCTGTCCGGGGAGTGTTTCGCTCGCGCGTAGATCCGGACTAGCTGCTGCAGGTGAGACCTACGTGACGGGCCCGGTCCATCGGACCGGGCCTTGATCATTTCCTCGCTGTCGGCGGCCCGGAGTAGACTGCTGGTCGGACGCAAGGAGCGTCCGCGGCAGATCATCGCCCGTGAGCGACGGGCGCCACGCGAAGGGACTAACCACCCATGACTGCTGCTGTCGTTGACCCTGCCCACCTTCCCGACGACCCCGACGAGACCGGTGACGCTTCGGCTGGGGGTCAGGTCGTCGCGATCCGCCCCGACGTCACCCTCCACCGCGGGCCGTGGTCGGACCCCGACGGCACCATCCACATCCCCACGCCGGTCGCGGGCCTGATCCTGACCTTCACCCCGGACCAGAAGACCCTCACCGAGGCGCAGATGTCGGTGCTCGGCCCGCTCGGCATCGAGGCCGACTGGGACCCTGCCGCCGTCAAGCTGTTCCTGGTCGCCGCCCTGGCGCAGGGCTTCAACCCGTGGCTCAACGAGATCTACTTGTTCCGGTACCGGGACCCGTTCGGCGGCGCGCGGTACGTGCGGCACGTCTCGATCCACACCATGCGTGCCCGCTGCGAGCAGACCGGCGAGTACCGCGGCCAGCTGCCCCCGCAGTTCGCCGGCGAGGACGGTGTGTGGAGGGATGTCTGGACGGACCGTAACCGTGCCCCGCTCGCCTGCCGGGTCGGGGTCATGCGCGAGGCCAACGACCAGATCATCTACGGCGTCGTCTACTACGACGAGGTGGCCCCGACGGAGCCGATCTACGGCACCGGACCGGACGGCAAAGAACGGATCGAGATCGGCCGGAAGCCGGTGAAGATGTGGTTGCCCGGCGCGCAGGGCGGCAAGGCCTGCCTGATGCTCGCCAAGGTCGCCGAGGCGCTCGCGCTTCGGCAGGCGTTCCCACAGATCCTCAGCGGCGTTTTCACCCCGGAGGAGTTGGCCCGGCAGGCGGAGGAGGACCGTGCGGCGCGCGCCGCAGAGGCCGCGGAGAGGGCGCGCAAGCGGCGCGAGGAGGCCATGCTGGCGGCCCAGCAGGCGGCCGCCGCGCCACCGCCGGCCACTGCGCCGGCGGCCGCCGCCGAGGACCCGCTGCCGGACGCTCCGGCTGAGGTCGACCGGAAGGCACTGCTGCTGGACGAGCTCACCGCCCAGGCCCTCGTCATGAGCGTCGCGCGGGAGACCCTGGCGCATCGGCAGCTGAGCCTTCACGGCGTCGACGAGGTGGACCAGCTGAGCGAGGAGCAGCTGGCCGAGCTGGTGCAGACGGTCCGGCCCGCGGTGGTCAACCGGCTGCGGGTCGCCGGCCTGCACGAGGAGGCGGACGCCTACAGCACCGTGACGGCCCCGAACACGGTCCAGCTGCTGTTCGGCCGGTCGCTCGAGGAGCTCACGGAACTGCTCAACGCAGCCGAGGGCGCCGGCCAGGCGTGATCCTGGCACGGACGGTTGGGCCCGGGGTGGGCGTACAGCCACCCCGGGCCCAACCGCTTTCCGCCAAATCTGCTGCTAACTGCTACCAGATTAGAAGATCATGTTTACACTTGTAATACAGTGGTCGTGTGCCCGAGGAGCGATACCACTTCACCGAGGAGACCTTTGACCGGTTGGCCGAGGTCGAGGTCAGCCCCATTTCGGTGCTGCAGGTACTCCACGGCGGGAGGGTCGCCCGACGGCACATCGGCTCGGTCCTCCACATCGCCGGCCAGGACCGGGCCGGAACCTGGCTGGTGGTCGCCCTGATCGAGCAGGGGGACGACGAGTACCTCGTCCTGTCCGCCCGGTACCTCGACCAGGAGGAGATCCAGGCCATCGCACGGATGAGGGGAGAGAGCCATGGGTAAGACGATGAGAGTGGCGGATCACCTCGAGTCACGCGACTGGTCCCGGGCGGTTCCCGACACCGGCCAGCCAGCCGAAACCGTCGTCATGTCGCTGCGGATGCCGGTCGCCTTGGCCGAGCGGATCTTCCGCGAGGCCGAGCGACGCCAGATGAAGCCCTCCGCGCTGATGCGGGAGATCCTCGACAGAGGCCTCACCGAGATTGACCAGTCCGCCACCGTGAGCGTCGCCGACCTACAGGCAGCGATCGCCCGCCTCGCCAAGCGCGAGGCGGCATAGACACCGCGGTTCGTTTCGCCAGCCTCGTAGACGTAACAGAGCCCCACCCTGAGATGAGGTGGGGCTCTGTCGCCTTCATCCACGAGACCCTGAACCAGGATCTAAAGGAAGCTCCTTCAGCTTAGCGGCTGGCCAGTTCCGCGGCGCGCGCGACACGCCGACGCCCGCCGCGCAGGGGTCCGCGCAGTTTGCATAACTGTGACTAGCGCCCGTAGGATGTGGGCGCGACGCAAACCCAGGCCCGCACCTACGGTGCCGGCCTGGGTCGCGTAGGCGGGTGAGCGACCCGCCCCAAAAGGGAGGAACCGCCCTATGACGAGCACTGTGGGCGCTTCGGCGCCTGCTGATCTCTCCCCGGAGGTGCTCCGGGCCCGGGAGTTCGTGGCCGCTGGCCGGGCGAATGACCCGGACACGGCCGTCTGCGTCTGCGGGGCAACCAGACCGGACCACTCGACCGCGGCCTGCTCCGAGTTCCGCGTCGATCCGGCGTGGGAATTGGCCCGGCGCGCTGCCGCGGCGGACGAGAGCGACCCGCTCGCGGACATCGCCGCCCACTCCGAGATCCAGCGCGCCGGACGGCTCGGTAACGGCTGGGGGGTCGGCCCGTCCGACTACGGCACGTGCCGCCGGGCCATCGAGTACCGGGAGCGGCCGCCGGCCGGCTACGAGCCCCTGCCGGAGGACACCCGCAAGGCCGACCTCGGCACCGCGTTCCACACCGGGCTGACCGCGGCCCGCCGCGCCCTGTACCCGTGGCGGATGTACGGGATGCAGGTCTACCTGCGGGGCCTGGATCGGCCCGGCGAGATCGACGAGTACGACCCGGTGA